ATCATGGTAGCCCAGAGTATCCCTCTGACTTCTGATGTGTATTGGGATAAACGTCTATTGACTTGGTTCATTGATTCTTATCTCGCCATCGGTTGCGGTCCTGATCGAACTGATGTAGGCGCAGGGATCTTTAAAGCATAGAATAAGTAGCATTAACACCCTCTACGCCTCTCAACCCCTAGTGGCAAGTGAAGCGCACTTAGAGGGTTCTTTGGCATAGCCCTAGCATATGTCCTCTCCCGGCGCTCGTTTGATCGGTGAAGAACACTAGGTTATAATTGAGCCTCCTTGGGGAATATCCCTGGGGAGGCTTTTTTTTCATATTGGAGATTCATGGAACAGACAGAGTTAAAAGTAGTTAATGCACTACTAAAGATTATCGGAGAATCACCTCTGAATACAGTAGATTTGAGTCACCCTGATGTCCTGTCTGCTCTAGGAGTCTGGGAAGAGACGAGTTCAGAGATACAATCTAGAGGATGGTGGTTCAATTTAGAAACCTGGGAATTACCTGTGGAAACCTCAGGGGAAGTTAAGCTCCCTAGTACAACCACAGCGGTACTCGCAACGGATACGAATTATATCAAGAGGGGCAGTAAGTTATACCGCCTAGATACGCATAACTATGATTTCAGTGAGTTCAATACAGTAGACGCTGACCTCGTAACCGAATGGAGCATAGAAGATCTACCACCAACGGCCTTCAATTACATCCTGGCAGAAGCTAAGGCAACTATGTTAGCCGACTTCGCTATGGATGCTAATAAACTAACTAAGCTCACTAATGCAGCAACCCTAGCGTACCATAGGTTACAAGTCCAGAATCTTAAATTCAGTGGGCCTAATGCTACTACAAGTGGTGCTGCCCAGACGTTACTACAGAATCAACCAACTAGATAGGAGGCTATCATCACAGTTTATAACGGAGCTATTGATAATCTCCTTCAAGGAGTTTCTCAGCAACCCACTAAGGAGCGCCGACCCGAGCAGTTGGAAGAGCAGGTAAATTGTACCAGTAGCATTATAAATGGCCTTAGTAAACGCCCAGGAACTTATCACCTTAAACGATGGGATAAATCAGTGTTCCCTGCTGGTAACTCTACGGCTTTCTATGCGTACGACAGAGGGGATACAGAAGAGAAGTACTTAATAGGCTTTGGGGCAGCAACCATAAGTCCTATAGATTTGAACACAGGGGATCTCGTAGATATAGTATATGAAGCATCTGCTGATTACTTAACCACAGATGACCCCCAGAAGGACCTAAGGTTCCACACGATTGCTGACACTACGTTCATTGTGAATAAAAGTAAGACTCCCTTAACTGGTACACCTTCCCCAGAGAACGCTACTTGGCAAGCTATGATATACTGTAAGGTTGCTCATTGGGGGAAGGTATCAAGAGTAGACATAGATGGTGTCCAGGTGGCTGAGTACATAGCCCCGGCTACTATCTCGCTACCTCAATCTACTACCGCCTCTACCGCAGATAAACGTATAACCCTGAATACCTTAGATGTAATAGCTGGACTTGAACCAGAGTTACAAGCATGGGCTACAACTAACGGTGTCACCCTAGAGATCGTTGGGGATGTCATGTATCTCTCCAAGGCCGCTGGATCGTACTCTATTACAGTATACGATGGGAACAACGGGGTAGACCTTATTACAGTTGAGACGATGATAAGTCAGTACAGCGATCTCCCTGATACCGCTAAGGATGGCTTTAAGGTCCAAGTTACTGGAGTAGATAACTCAGCAGATAACGATTACTACGTTAAGTTCAACACCGATAGTGATGCCTCAGTAGGTAAAGGAGTCTGGGAGGAGTCCATAGGATTCGGCCTGGATACTACCTTTGTGGCTACCACGATGCCCCATAAGTTAATCAGGGAAGCAGACGGGAAGTTCTATTTCAGAGAGATCGAGTGGGCCGATAGGTCTGCTGGTGACGACGATACGAACCCTGAGCCTTCCTTCGTGGGGAACACTATATCAGATATCATTTCGTACCAGGGGAGACTCGTATTAACCACAGAGGAGAATCAGTGCGCCTCTGTGACATTCGATTACTTTAACTTCTGGGCTGCCTCTGTGATTCAATCCTCAGATGATGATCCTATAGATACCGCTTCGAGTGACAACCAAGTTACGAATCTGCATAACACCTTGGTATTCAACTCATCCCTTGTGTCGTTCTCAGATAAAGCTCAGTTCGTACACCCAGGGAATTCAGCCTTTAGTTCCAAGACGTTCTCTCTAGCTTCCCAATCTAGATACCAGAATAACGTACACTGTGATCCTGTAGCCTCGGCTAATAGTGTGTTCTTTGCGAATAACTTCGGGTTATACACAGGTATAAAAGAGATGCGCTTCGATAGTGCTACAGAGAATACTGCTGTAGAGAGTATCACAGAGCATTGTAAGAAGTACCTCAGGGGTTCTGCCCTACAAATAGAATCAAGCACAGACTATAATATCCTGGCTGTGAGAACAACAGGGATTGATCCTGAGTTATATATCTATGAGTGGTACGATAGGGATAACAAGAGGGTACAAGCAGCCTGGCACACCTGGGACCTAGACGCTCCCCTGTTGTACCACAAGATCATAACAGATCATATGTACCTAATCACTGACCGAGGGGATGACTACGCTATAGAGTACATAGACTTAGCTGATCAGAATACCCGAGGGGTAGAGTTCCCTGTTCGTTTAGAGACAATGGAAGAATTAAGTATTGTAGTTAATGACTCAGGGTACTATCTGCATCCTACTATAAGCGACTACACAACGATAGCTATAGACGATCTTATAGTAGTAGCCGGGAAGGATACTGGTTTAGCTGGGAAGACGCTAACTTGGGAACAAGACGGGCATTTCATTAAGCTCACCTTAGATACCCTGGAGTTACCTGATGAAGTACTGTATGATGACACCGGGAATATCCTCACAGATGATCTAGGGGACTACTTAGTAGATGATTCCTTTGATACAACCTGTTGGGTAGGCTTACGGTACACAGCTAACGCTCAGATAACGAACCCATACGTCAGGGATAACTTCGATAGACCTAAGACCAAGGGTACGCTAAGGTACGGTTCAATGACCTTTAACCTAGCTGACACAGGGTACGTAGAAATAGAAGTAACCAGAGATAGTGGCCAGGTGTATTCCAAGGTGTACGATACGAAGATCATTGATGACACCCTGTTCATATTGAACGGACCACCGGCTATAGAAGACGCAACTCTTCCTGTCAGTGTCAGGACGAACTCAGACCGTTGTAGAATCCAGATTAAATCAGATAGCCATTTACCGTTCTCTGTATCAGATGTAGATTGGACAGGAGATTACTATGAATCAGGTAGACGAACCAAATAAGGAGGTTCTATGTTCACATTAATAGCAGGACTAGCCTCCTCGATACTTGGGGGTATAGGAAAGAGAAAACAGGCAGAGGCCCAGAATAAGGCTCTAAAGGCCCAGTTCGAAATGAACAAGAGTATCACCCAGGAAGCCCTGAGTACACTGAGTTACCGCACAGACGTGGCTGAGACTGAGGTAGTCAGAGATAGGGTTAACAGGAATATAGCAACCAAGAAGGCTGTAAGGAAAGCTACAGGAAGCGCTAAGGTTTCCGCTGCCCAACTAGGTATCGCTGGAAGAAGACCAGATTTAGCCCTCAAGGAAGCATCTAAGGAAGGCGCTAATCTGATCTCCGATAGTAACATCAACGCTCAGATCCAGTTACAGAACTTAACGAACCAGTTGAATGACACAGCGGCTACTATGGTAGCGAACCTGAATAACGCTAGACCAGTGTACGCTGAGGTTCCCGGCACAGGTGCGCTCATAGTGAACGCTGGAATTAGCTTAGTGAATTCCTATGACGGTATGAGCGATGAATCTAAATCGGAACTCAGCGCAGATGTATCGAGTTTATTCAAGAAAGATTCCATACCCGATTGGGGTGTTACTAATCACTTCGGCAATAACACAGGCTCCGCTGGAGCGCAAATCGGAATTGGTGCTTAATACACAAGGAAACTATATGGCAGAGTTAGAACGGACAGCAATCGGGAGTCCTTACAGACCTCTTGATACAAAGAGCCATGCGGTACAGGCTGATAGAACCTACGATGTTCTGTCCGGTCTAGCTGCATTAGCTGGTGGTACTTACAAGGTATACAAACAGGAACACGCCAAGGAAATGACTAGGCGAGCTAAGAATGACCTAGTTAATAACACAATTAATCCTGATCTACAGGAACAGGAAATAGCTTATGCTAATACTGTAGCTAAGGGGCAAGCCCTGAATTCCTTCCAGGATTTGAAATCTCGGATGAACTCTGGTGAGTTCGATGAGATGGACCCAGAGAAGTTCCAAGGATTCATTAATGCAGAACACAAGGCTACTACTAATGGTTACAGCACAAGTAAATACTACGAAAGTGCCACGAGTACGTATAACGATTTCTGGGTGAATAATGAGGCTACCCTCTCAGCAGGACACGCAGGGAGATACCGTGGTGTACTCAAGGGTAAGCAACAGAATTCCTTGTCAGAGCAATTAATTAGTATGGCAAGGGCTAAAACCTTTACTACACAAGATATCATAAATGAGATAACAAGCCCAGATTATTCCCTATTGGATCATAAAGATCGTATGGATACAGCGTTGATAGCTGGAGGTCTTCTGGCTAGTACAGGGGATTCTAAGTTGCTGTCTGACTTCAACGATGAGTTCGACTTCGCTAGTGACCCTGAGCGGTATAAGTTATATCAGGCTAGCATGAAGACCGCCGATAAGATACATCGTACACAGAGTACAGAAGACTCACTACGATTATACCAGGCTTTCATTAAGAAGCGTGATGAGGGTACTCTTATACCAGAAGACTACAATGTACTTAAAGGTAAACTAAAACCCAATGGTGAACAGATTGTATCAATTACGAAGTTCTCTGAGGCATTAGCTAAGGGGTACTCTAAGCGTATCACGGCATCACATATTAATAGTGGGGTTACTGGTATGACGAATGAGATAGACCTAACCGCTACCCACAGTGATAAAGAATTCAACGAGGTAGCGACTATTGTATTCAATGATATCATGTCTAAAGAGATTGATTCCTTAGATAAGATGGCTATCTTAGGTACTAAGATTGTCGCCCAGAAGCGCCCTATCAAAGAAGTTACCAGTATGGCACAGAAATGGGGGACTACACAACTGTACTTAGGGAACGATATTAATCCCTTAGCACAACAAGGGTTCACTCAATGGAAAGCTATGCGATCCGCTATGAATAACGACAAGCTCTTTTATAAACAATTAGGACCTGGGGCTGATCGCTTTAAGTACATAGATAGCACAGCTAAGTTCACTGAGGGTACCGAGCAAGAAAAGGCTACTGCTGGTATTGAATCGGCTAGGACTATAGAAGATACTATAGCCAAGGGTATCCAGAGAAAGCACACAGTTATTACCGATGATCAGATTAAGGTACGTGATAAAGGCTTAGAGACAGCTTTAGAGGGTGATGATACTTGGTTCGGTTGGGATTCTAATGAACTCGATGAGGCCGTAGCAGAAGCCCGTGAGTACATTAATCAGAAGTACTTTGAGAATGTGAATCTGAAACTACATGATCCAGAAGCAGCTATGGAATTAGCCATAGATCAAGTTATGAGTACAGTTAAGTTAATTGATGGTTCCCTTGTGAATACTCGTGGTATTGACACAGGAGTTAATGACTACGGAACCTTCATAGAATCATTCAAAGAGAATAAGATAATCTCTGAGGCGTTACCAGAGGGTTGGGACAACTATAAGGTTAAAGTCTCAGTAGATGACCAAGCGTACCTGATTGTAGACAAGCAGAATAACATACAGCATACTGTTGGATTTAAGGATGCCATAGCCCTGATTAACTCAGAGAACCTAGGAATATATGATGGGGTGGACTATGACTCTATCTTCACAAAGGACTATGCTAAAACTACTGAGGGTAGGGAGAGACAGAGTTTAGAATTAGATAACAACGATGCGTTCTATAAGGATGTATTGAAGCTCGATGAATTCAAGGATCTACCCGGATTACCTGAGTGGGCTACTATGAATCATGCTGATAGGATGCGTATCAGGACTAAGTTCTACAAGGACTACGAGAATGATATGAAGGAAGCCTTTCATGTAGTGAATCAATTGAAACTAAAGGAAGCAGTTGTACCTGAGTTTGAACTCAGTAGACAACCAGACTTTACCTTTGATGAATCTCTATACGATCCTTTTGCTGTTGAAGCTGATGATATACTATTTGGTAGGGGTATAAAAGCACCAGAGATTTCTACTAATAGGGCAGTTAGTAGTCCCGCTAATAAGTTTAAAAGTTTAATTAGTAAGGGGGAGGGTACAGGTCAGAACTATAATACAACTGTAAGGTACGGAAAAGATGCTCCCAAAGGTTTCAATGGTAATCTAACCAACAAGACTTTACAGGAAGTATATGACCTAGGTATAGAATTCAGGAAGAACGAGCAGAAACGTACAGGCAGGATAAGTGGCAAGACTAGTTCAGCTATGGGTCGTTGGCAGATAACAGGGCAGAATATGAAACAGATGGCTAAGGAACTGAAACTCCCGATGTCAACTAAGTTCACAGCCGAAGTACAAGACCAGATGTTAACACAGATATTAATGAAGAAGCGTGGATTACAGAAATACATAGATGGATCTAAGACCCAGGCTAAAATGATAACCGACATAGCTAAGGAATTCGCTAGTTTCCCTAAGGATAAATCTGGGAATTCTTACTACGGCAACAAGACTAAGGCTAAAGTATCTTATAAAGATGTAGTCGCCTTATTGGATAGCTTAAAGGAGAAATAATGCTCGCAGAACTATATAGCAACCAAGGTAATCTAGAAGCTATGAGTTCAGTTGTACAGAAAGCTGGTCTAGTGTCTTCCCCGGAGGACACTAATCAGTACACTCTGGATGAACTGTACGCTAACGGTGCAGCTAAGAGAGATGCTATGGATGCCTACAATGAGGAACTAGATAATTACGATGACAGTATCCTCAAGGCTGTATATGGATCTTTTAGGCATAGTACAGCATTCGGTGCATTAACTGAACAAGCAATAGAGAACGTGAACCAAGACTTTGATCCTGAGTTCAATATCGTTGACTCCATTGATGAGATTAAACTTAATGGGTATTCCAAGGAAGAACTTGAGGTACTCAGCAAGGGTCGTAATAATGAACATTTTGCATCTCTTGTAGAGAAGGTTAATGACTACAAGGATCATAAGATGAACCTACAGGCCCTTGGTGTACCCTTAGCTATGGCCTCTCAGTTACTAGCTGAGGTAGCTAACCCTATTAACTACATACCCTTCATTGGGCAGGGAGCGGCTGCAACCCTCACAGTTAAAACAGTTCTAGCAGGGGCGGCTATTCAAGGGGCTTTTAATGCAGGGGAGGAAGCCTTAATTAGTACTGTATATAAAGACCGCAGTACAGTAGATTATGCCGCCTCGTTCGCCTTGGGGGTAGCCCTGAGCGGTACTATTAACGCAGCTAGACTCGGCCTAGACCGTAAGCGCATAACTCAAGCGGCGACTGATGCTAAACAAACTAAGATATACGCTGAGTCTATGCTCAAGGATAAAGCCGACGAGGGTGTAGCCACAGCGAAAGCAGGACCACCCCCAGAGAGGGACTACACAGACTCTAGTGCCTTACGAGATAAAGATGGGGTATTGAATCCTGAGGTAGCTGATGATATGCGGGCCAAGGGGTACGATCCTGATAACGAAGTTGATAATTGGGTGCATCGCTATGATACACAAGGACTAATCCCTAGAGTACAGAAGGTAGTCCAGGAGACACTCAAGTTAGCTGGATTCTCCCAGACATTAGCAGGAAGTCCTAATAAGCATACTAGAGCTTTAAATAGGGTTCTATTCGAGCATGGTGAGGGTGGCACAGGTGTCCATAAGGAACACACAGCGACCCTTGAGGCTCATATGCAGCATAACTTCGTGTACGCTAAATACGCAAAGAGGTATGAAGAAGCTAAAGCACTGTTTACCCAGAGTGGTAAAGATACTGGTCTTACTATGAATGATTTCAATACAATTGCATTTAAGTACATAGATGGTGGGGAGAATTGGAAAGATCCTAGGTTAACTGAGGATATGATTAAGACGCTGGAGGACTTCCAAGGTGTATATAATACAGCCATTGGGGAGGTAACTGAAATAGCGCATAAGGCCGGTGTCTCGGAATTCAAGGATTGGCAGGGCATAGATAACTTCTTGTTCCGTCGACATGACCCTGAGGCGTTATACAAGTTAACCCAGGAGTTCGGGGACGATGGGAAGGCTATTAAGGAGTTATACCGTAAGTCTATAACTAATGGTGGTTGGAGACATTACTCGGATAAGATCATCCAGAAGGCCGGGGATAAGTACGATGCGACAGTAAAGGTATGGAAAGCTAAAGGCTCTAAGGGACCCGAACCAGCTAAACCTGGGTACGATCCTAAAGACGTAGAAGCAGATATAGAACAGATAGCTAACGCTCTGTACAACAGAATGATCAATAGGGCTACTACAACGACTGCTGATGCTAATCTTCTTAGTTCTGCGAACCAGAGTATACTATTAGACACCCTAGATGACCTTGGGTTAAGTGAAGCGAAGATGAAGCATTTCAAAGCTATGCTCAGAGAGTCTGGTAGGGATGTCAAAGGGGACCCATCTAAAGCTCGGATACAGATGGATATGACTACCACTATAGATATTAACGGTAGGACCTTAAGTATGACTGATCTGTTAGATACTGATCTATCCCAAGGGTTCGCCTCAGTTGGTCGGTATTGGTTAGGAAGAGCAGCTATGGCTAGAAAGGGTGATCATCTTGCATCCGTTGCGGATATTCAGAAGACCTTGAATCATGCTGCTAAAGAAGGACTTAAAGCTGGTGTAGATAAGAAGGTAAATAACCAAGAGACTAAGATTATGGAGCAGGGTATAAGGATGATCTTAGGGCAGTCTGCGGAAAGGGCAGATACTACAGGAGCTAAGTTCATGCGTACCATTCGCAAGATGGCTGCTGCGTCATCCTTAGGTAGACTCGGTATAGTACAGGCAGGAGAAACAGGGCGTATGGTGGGTGCCGTAAACGCTGCCCAACGTATCCCTATGATCCGAGATTTAACTAAGGGCGTACTCACAGGTAAATTCAGTACAGCATCTCTAAAAGGTATTGAGGATTACGTCATAGGTGATGTAGCCTTTAGGAAATTCTTGAACCACCCAGATTTCAGGGCAGATGACTTCGGAGAGAAGTCTGGTAAGGTTGATCAAGTCTTTGATAAGCTCGGGTATTATCTTAGTCAAGCCTCTGGGTGGCACATAATGCACACTATGCAGACTAAGGGGTTAATAAATACTTTAGATCAGAAGTGGTACAAAGAGGTTATGGATGGTACTATGAAACCTACCCAGATGCGTGACTTAGGTGTAGATAATATTCTCATGGCAGACCTTAAGAGAAATATGAAGGCGCACGCTACAAAGACCGAAGGGTTAACCGGAAAGAAAACTCAGTGGGAAATGAATATAGAGAAGTGGGACCCTAAGACCCGTAGAGCTTATGGTATGATGCTCACAAGGAAATCTAATAACGCTATCCAGGGTATAATGACCGGAGAGACCCCTATGTGGCTGAATACAGAGATAGGGAAGTTCCTTGGTCAATTCAGGACGTTCTCTGTAGCTGCATTATCTAAGCAGACTACAAGGGACTACAAGATGATCCGGGAGGGTGACATGGAGGGTGCTATAAGTATGTTCTTTAATACTTGTACCTCAGTTATGGCTAATACAGCTAAGATAGGTTTCATAGCTGCTACGTTACCCTCAGATGAACGTAAGAAGTACGTAGAGAAAGCCTTGAATCCTGTAGCAATGGCGAACCAGACATTATCCTATGTAGGTGCTTTATCTCCTTTAATGGAAGCAGGGAATCTCTTAGGGGATACTATGTTCGGTGACAAATGGGGAGAATATGCTGGAGGTAAGATTTATAGGGGTAAAGGATTATCTGGCATGGTCCCAGGTATCAATTATATTAATAACGCCTATAAGGGTGTTACTGGTATAACCACAAGCGCACTAACGGATGCTGAGTTAACGAAGAGTGAGTACAGAGCTATGTATAGCACGATACCCTTTAGTAATAATTATGCTTCCGATTTCATAAATAACAGAGTAATTACCCCAGCGTTGTTCGGGGATAAATAAAGGAGATTATATGGCTTATAGTTATATACAAGTAGTAGGAGACGGTGTAACCTCAGTGTACACCCTAGCGTTATCTGGGCCTTCACCTGGGTACATATCTCAGGATCATATCTTTGTATCTTATGATGGGATTCTCCAGGATCAATCAGATAGGGAATTCGTCACGGAACAACAGGTAAGACTCCTGACGGTTCCTGCTGGTGGTACAGTAATTAAGGTATTCAGAGAGTCTGGCATAGAGAACCCCATAGTGAACTTCGAGGGTGGTGCTGCGTTATCCGAGAGTAACCTAGATTTGAATACCACACAGATGCTTATGTTAGCCCAGGAGGTTGAGGATACAGCCGGGAGTACCACAGAGGAACTCGATGCTGCTGTAATATCGGCTGCGGCTAGTGCTACCTCGGCTGCTGCCTCTGCTGTTACCTCGGATGCTTATGCGAATACCGCTGAGGACGTTGAGATAGAAGCCGGGAAGTACTCTGGTCTGCATTACAGGAATAAGACCCAGGAGCTAGTTGATAGTATCACAGCGACTCCTGGAGATATGCTCAAGAGTGTATACGATACGAATGACTCAGGGGTAGTAGACTTCGCTGATACAGCTAATGCGTTAGGTGGCGCACAAGCTACAGCTATAACGGCGAACTCAGCGCACGCAGCATCTACGAGTAACCCTCATGGAGTAGACGCAGATACCGTTAATGCGTTAGCCAAGGATAACACAGACGTATACACACCTACCCTAGATTATCACCCGGCTACGAAGAAGACAGTAGATGACGCTGTGATCTCTGCGGGCGCTGGGGATATGACTAAGGTTGTGTACGATACGAACGATGATGGTACAGTAGACTCAGCGGATACCGCAGCGGCCCTCACGGGTACTCAGGCTACCGCTATCACAGATAATACCGCTAAGGTATCCTATAGTACCGCTGCCTCTGACGCTGTAGCCCTGAATACCGCTAAGGTAACTAATGCTACGCACACAGGGGATGTCACAGGGAGTACAGTTTTAACTCTGGCTGAAGTTAATGCTAATATAGGATCTTTTACTGCTGCGAATATTACTGTTAACGCTAAGGGGTTAGTCACTGCTGCTACTGATGGTTCTGGTGGAAGTGGCTCTGGTACTGTGATTGATGTACAGACTTATGGTACAGACACAGCAGCGATTACGTCTGCCTTTGCAGCAGCAGGACAAGGAGACACAGTACTCTTCTCTAAGGCTGCTGGTGGGTACACTCTGACTTCCCCCGTAACCGCTTCCTTCAATGGTATCATCCAGGGTGGTATGAATACAGTAACCTTGTCTGGTACAGGAGGATTCATCCTAAGTGGTACTAAGTTACTCTTTGAGGATTTCTTCCTTAATAGTGCTGCTACGAATACAGCCTCGATCCCAGCGTGTACTGGTGTATCTGTAACTCAGAGTTATGTTACTGTACAGAACGTGTACATAGATAGATTAGATAAAGGTATCGTGGTTACTGGTAACGTAGATCATAATATCAATAACATTAAAATGAGGAATATTAAGACTACTGCTATTGAGTTAGCTAATACTGTTGGTACTACGATGTCCGATATTAAATACGACACAGACACAGGGAGTTACTCTAAAGTTCTCCAAGGGTTGCATGTGTACGGTGAGGGTTCTCAGGTATCTGATTGTGACTTCATTAATGCTGATGTCGGTTTGAAGATTCATGGGAGATCTGTAGGAACAACTGACTGGAACTTCTTTAATACTTGTTTCTTTGACCAGTGTACCTATGCTGCTTACATCTATAATACCACAACAAGCCAACAAGTCCGTGGGCAGATATTCGATCAATGCTGGTTCGCATCAAGTACTGGTGCTGCTGGGGTGTACATCACCGGCCCTGCTGTGGTAGATGGAATTACATTCCAGGGCTGTACCTTTATAAATAACTTCCAGAGTGCAATCTCTCTTAATAGTGTCATAAAGAACCTTGATATCAACGGGTGCGTATTCTCAGGGAACTCCGCAGTATCCTCAGGCACGTACTCCACGATTGTATCTAATCGGACTATTGATGGAAGTACTGAGGCCGATGCTGCACTCATCAGGAATAACTTCTTTGGTTCCTGGGGTGCCTTAGCGAATAACCAGAATGCTGATATCCAAAGGGGTAACACTGACGCTACTATGTTCATTGATGGTAATGTAGCCCTTAGTACAGTGACTACATCGAATGTTATAGCAGGATCTTCTGTTGCTCCTGAGTACGGGGTGAACTTCGGTGGTATCCCTAGTGCCTCTGGTGGTGGTTCGGGTGATATGACTAAGGCCGTTTATGATACTAATAATGATGGGACTGTGAACTCAGCGCATACTAGTGCTGCCTTGACGGGAACCCAGGCTACAGCTATAAGTAGCAATACGTCAGCTAGACATGCCCAGAGCCACACAGTTGCTTCTCATAGTGACACAACGGCTACCGGGAGTGAATTAGAAGTATTAACTAATGGTAGTACTACCACGTTGCATTACCACTCTGCCCCCTCACATACTATAGCATCCCACAGTGACACAACCGCTACTGGTAGTGAACTAGAGACTTTAACTAATGGTAGTACAACTGCTTTACACTATCATAGTGCCCCCTCACATTCCCTGAATTCACACACGGCGGCAACTGGTACTGTGGATATGGGTGGACAGAATCTAGGTAACACGGCTACCGTGAGTAACACAGGGATTATTAATTATAGTTGTGGGTCTGGGTCTACCCATAATTTTTTACATAGTACTTCCTTAACCGCTTATTTAGCGTCAACCTTGCTTGCTCCCAATAGCGCTAATACAGTAGCTTTAGGTTCTTCTGGTCAGTACTGGAGTGATGTACAGTCCCAAGTATTCCACCAGAAGGGTGGTGGTTATCTTGATACAATGGATGATTTAGCTGTGATGGCTGAGTTCACCCCTATGACCACTGTAGTGAACTCAGAGGAAGTACTCGATCTACATCCTGAGACGGGGACTATGCAGATTGATCTGAACGCCTTACCTGAGTTATTCACTAATAAGGCTACAATTCGTAAGGAGATCCAAACTGAGTGCGGCCCGAATGTAACCGAGGAGCATATAGAGATACTCCTGGCTGACCCTAAGAAAGCTGGGCATCTGCTAAGTAGGGATCTGGGTATGTTCGGGGATCTAACCTCAGGTGCCGTCAGGCAGTTAGACATAGAGATGAAAGAGGTATTTGAACTCCTGATGTCTCGGATAACTACCCTTGAGAATAAACTCAAGGCCGTTGGGGAATTAATCTAATGGATGACCTCTTGGATGTACTAGAGATGTTACTTCACACGAGCTACACAATAGGCGCTGTGGTGCTATCTAATTGGCAACCAGTTGGCGCTGGGATACTCATGGTAATGCAAGGAGTGTACCTGTTCTATAAAATTAAACAGAAACGTAAGGAATGCAAGTAGGAGGATAATATGTCAACAGGAGCAGCCACCGAGGTAACACTCGGTGAACTCCATGCAGGAATTGCAAGGAGACTCAAGATACACGTAGATGATCTAGAGAGTGATCCTAGGTATATCCAGATGGCAATCAAGTTCGTCTCTGATAACAAGATCACTTGTGTAATGGATGAGAGGAATGAACTAGGGGCGCTCGATAAATCCCTACAGAAGCGTGAGAAAAGAAAGTTCGGATCGAACGTAACAGATATAGCCACTAAGATGGCGCAGGAGGCAATCAATGAGTAACGTGGAAGTAAACTTAATGAGAGATAAGAATTACAGGAAATTATAAATGAAAGCCGCAATATTTATAAAGATAAACCCTGGGAAAACATCGAGTGAAGGTGATATCGTTGATATCCTACCTATTGATATTACGTCTATAAATTCCTTAAAAAATTACAACAGGATCTTTGATAAACATCTGCTTATTGTTGCTGATTTAATGATCCCATGTGGAGAGAAATTTAACAATTGGGATATTCAGTGTCACAAATGTCTGGTAAAAAATATGTGTGACAGGATTAAGTATATGGGGGCTATCTTTGATGATGCAACTCTTAAAGTAACTTCAAAATATAAATGCAAGATAGACTATAAAACCTTTATTTCCGCCGATTCTCTTACGCTTATAGACGTTGAAAAAAAGACTGCAGAAGATAGAGCCAAATTAGTCGCTTTGGCATTTAATAATCCAAAAGACACGTCATTTATTATGGACAAAGCCACAACAACAAAGATTGACACAATATCAGCGGAGAAAGGGTAATGGCCTGGAGTCAATTAAGCAACACTGTTGGCCCTGCTGCTGCTTTTGGTGGGTCAAGCGACTATGCCACTCTAAATTTATTCGAGTCTGCATTTGATGGAGAAACTCCAGGGGGCGGTACTCTAACTGCTTTGTGTCGTGGTGTTGTCTGTACGTCTACGCTGTACTGGCAGGGTTGGCAATCAGGGATGGATAATGACTCTCGTATAATCGTCAAAGCTGACGAGGGATACGAGACAGATGGCACTAACGGTGATTCTGCCTCCCCTGACTACAAAGCGATCATAACAACAGATCAGCAGTTAGTTATGGCATCAAATGCACTCTACATTGATTTTGTTGGACTTGAATTTAATACTGGGTATATTTATGTTCAGCCTGATTCTGGTGGCCCATATCAATTGCAAGCAGCAAAAAATCTTTTTAGAGATTCCCCAAGTACAGCAGTTAAGGCATCAAGTGTTGGGGTTGATGTTGTCGTCAGAATTGGTGGGAATTTAATCAAGAATTGCGGATCGAGTCAATACGAGTCTGCATTAACATTTCTTGATGACTCTATAACCACAAGCCCTGATGTATGTAATAATACCATAGATGGTCAAGGTGGTACTTATTGGGGTATCAACGAAAACTTAGCGCAAGACGTAACTTTGCGAAATACTGTCATTGTTGACACTGTAGGTACAAATTTTCGTGGTACTGATGATGAAGAGAATTGTGCGTCAGAAGACACAAGTGCAAATGGAACAGATTGTATTACGGGCATATCTTTAACCGCTGGTGTTGATTTTACAGACCAACCAAATGAAGATTACACGATACCAGACGATTCTTCTGAGCTATACCATACTGGTACAACTCAACCAGCGTGGTTCACGGCAATAACTGGTGGGACAGATTTAGCGGGTAACAATTGGCATACAACAACACCAAGTATTGGGTGTTTTGAGTTTGCAGAGTCAACACAATTGCCTATTAACCTTACAGGGGGTGCTACAATGGGTGCCACCTTAACACGCCGGGTATTTTACAATAGAACATTAGAAGGAGCAATATGATAGACTTCATTAAACGTCTAATCTTTTGGTTCTGGAACCCCCGATGTATACGAGATGCAACCGGGTGTATTATACCAGACCACAAGAGTAGGAAACACAGTAAGGACCTCCAGGCTAAAATAGACTCTGGAGAAATCATTTTACCTAAGAAAATACAAGGAGAACCTAGATGCTACAAGGTGTTAACAAAGAAGAATATAGTCCTGAAAAAATCAGGGCAGAAGTTGAAGTAGGGATAGTACCTAAAGGATGCACAGTAAGCACAGTCCTCGATGCCCTTAGGTGCACTAAGAAACCTAATGTCCTAGAGGTATTCGGGCTGTTATCCCTAAAGAAGACTTCTGGTGGTGTAACAGAAGACCTCGGATTATGCTCAGTACAGTTAGTAACCACAGCCTTTACGGAGTATCTCGTTAACGCTATGCAGGATTCTAGTACGTACCCTATGGATGTATTCCAGTATCATGGGAGTGGTACAGGGGTTACTGCTGAGGCTAATACCCAGACCACCTTAGTTACCGAGGTAGAAACCAGGGACACAGGGACAACAGAACAAGGGGCTTCTGCTAATATCTATAAATCCGTTGCTACGCATACGTATGGTTCTACCTTAGCTATTATAGAACACGGGTTATTCTCTGCATCCTCTGGGGGTACTATGTTAGATAGATCGAGGTTAGCTACAGCGGTGAACGTGGAGGATGATGACGAGATTGAATTCACTTATCTATTAACAGTTAATGCGGAGTAGACTATGCCCTTCTCTGGAGATATAAATAAAAGTATCTCCTTGCATCGAGTTGTAGATGGTTCTAGTGCTTTCTCCGGGTCATTAGGGGAAAGTTCTAGTTACCATAAAACGGTACAGGGGAGTACTTCTTTTACTGGTACTGTCACAGATGTATTAATAACCGTATTAACCGTATCCGTTGGGGGTATTCTTTCTTTCTTAGGGTCACTCGGAGCTAATAATAGTTACCAAAGAACTGTGCAGGGAAATGCCTCTTTTATAGGTAGTGTTACTGATGTATGGTCGGGTAAACTCTACAGAACCTTAGGGGGAGTATTAGAATTACTCGGCAGCGTTGGGAGTGCTAGCAGTTACAAAGAAGGGGTTCAAGGGGATTTAGCTTTTGTAGGGAGCCTGGAAGGGGCCTTAGCCGGTAAATCTTTTGAAATAGTCGGTGGTATCTTGTCTTTCTTTGGGAGCGTCGGTAGATCGAGTAGCACCATCCAGGTTCTCTCCGGGGTACTCGGGAACTTCAAGGGTAAAATAACAATGAAACTAAATGGTACTCTAATAGGCAGACTATTTTTAAAGATAACTCACGCCTTCAAGGTGAATATAGGATAAAGGATTAATATGGAAAGAACTAACGCAATAAATCATGCTTACACTGGAACAACCTCAGCGGTAAAGATTATAGACCCCGATCCGAATAGGGCTTACATATGCCTGTACGCAGTATCAGGGGATTGTCAGATAGCCTTTGGTGTAGAAGCCGGGACCGCCTTTGCAGATAATCACATATTATTACCTGAGGGTGTTATGTGGGAACCTAGGATAACCCTCACAGAAGAAGTATGGTTCCTCGGGAATACCTCTAAGCTCACTGTGCTGTACTAGGAGGTTACATGATAACACTAGAGAATCGAATAGGGGAACCTGGGAGTCCTGCTTCATTAGGGCCTACTGTAATTGGTGAAGAATTTGGTGGTGGTTATTATGCCGGAACAGTCGGTGGTTATTATATCATATGCCCTCCGATATCAGGGCAGAATTCAAATATTCAATGGAAAACTACTGACACTGCTACAGCGGGGACGACAAGTTTAGTTGATGGCTACGCTAATACACAAGCGATGGTTACTGGTGGTATTGAGTTACACCCAGCAGCAAGTTTTTGTATCAACTTAACAATAAACTCATTTTCAGATTGGTACTTCCCAGCCAAAGATGAGATGGATTTGCTTTATACAAACAAGACCGTCTTAACCTCGGCAGGTGCCGGGAGTTTTAATGATACTGACGCTTACTGGTGTTCTTCTGCAAGTAGTAGTACTGCTGCGTGGAATATCTATTTTGTGGATGGCTCTTGGGATGATGTTTCTTCTAAACCCAACAGCTATAGCCTAAGGGCCATAAGAAGAGTAGCAATATAAGGAGGTACATTGACGAAACTCAGAGATGACCTCAGGGATGAATACGGAGTTGATACCACGTACGGTTCAGACGACGCTACGATCTCTGGGGATATAACGCACAATGGAGACTTAGTTAGAACCGGGGGTACTACCCTGGTTGGCGCCTTAACTAACACAGGACCCTTAGCTGTAACAGGAACCCTGAATCACGCAGGGGGTAAAATAGATGGGTTAACTATAGTTAATACCGCTACGTACACAGTACTACCCTCTGATAATTTATTACACGTTACGTACACTGGTGCGGTTACTATAACTATACCTACAGCCTTGGTGCAGACAGGGCGTATCCTAGAGGTTAAGGCTGCGAACGTAACTAGCTTGAACCCTATTACTGTCCAGACAGAAGGCTCAGAGCTTATTGAGGGTGTAGCGAATACCGTTATGTATAACGACTACGGTAAGATCAGTTTGTACTCTGATGGTACTGACTGGTTCCTAGGGCAAGCCTTTGGGCAACAGACGTACCCTCATGTATACGCCTATATAAGCACCGCAGCACAAACCACAGTTACTACAGCAGCTACCTTTTACCCTATAGAGGGAACCTTTGTGAACCCTATTGTAGAGGGCTTCACTATTGGGGCCTCTGGTATAACCTATGATCTAGCAGAGACACGATTATTCGAAATAGATTGGTCGGCTACGGTATTCAGTGACGATGCCAGTAGAACTATTCATGTAGGTCTCGCTAAGAACGCCGAGGCCCTTACGTACGACTCACCTACTATAATGGGGATGTTCTTGAGGTACGCTGATGACCCCCTTGGACTTTCTGGGACTTCCGTAATTGAATTAGCTCAAGGAGACACTATATCTATTGAGATAACATCCCAGAGTTCTGGGAATGTACTCCAAATTGAACACTTCAATACAACTATTAGACCGTTCAAGAGGTAACTAATGAGTGAATACGAGAAACAACAGGATATAGATTGGCGCTGGAATGAGCTGAGTAAACTACAGGAACACTACAGAGATTTCAGAGACTTCTATGCTGATTGTTCCGAGATGTTACTCGGGTTCACTCCTTCGGATATGCAGTACGACATAGCGAACTACGTAGCGAATGGTCCTTTATATAGTATGGTCCAGGCGCAGCGTGGGGAGGCTAAGACTACAATAACTGGATGTTTCGCTGTGTGGTGTCTGATACACGACCCGACATTCCGTGTACTTATTATATCTGCTGGATCAAAGATGGCGAAGCAGATAAGTACTTGGTGTATCCAGATTATTAACAATATGCCTGAGTTAGATATTATGAGGTGCGACAAGAGTCACCCTGGGGCTAGAGCCTCGGTAGAAGCCTATGATGTCCATTGGCAGCTCAAGGGGGCAGACAAGTCACCCTCGATAGCCTGTATGGGAATTACGAGTTCCATCCAGGGATTCCGGGCTGACCTCTTGGTTGCGGATGATATCGAGTCCAGTAAGAACGCCTTGACTGAGACGATGAGAGAGCAACTACAGCATCTTACCCTGGACTTCACTAGTATTAACTCCAAGGGACGCATAGTGTACCTCGGGACACCTCAGAGTACAGACTCAGTTTACAATAGATTACCCAGCCGTGGGTTCGAAGTGAGAATCTGGCCGGGACGCTACCCTACCCCAGCAATGGAAGAACAGTACGGAGAACACCTTGCCCCGTATATCAAGGTGCGGATGTACAAAGATCCAATGCTAAGAGAAGGTGGTGGCCCTGTTGGAGACCTCGGACAACCCTCAGATCCTATTATGATGGACGAAGAGATATTAACCAGGAAGCAACTAGATCAAGGTCTAGCGTATTTTAATCTACAGTTCATGCTGAATACTTCCTTGATGGATGCTGATAGATACCCCTTGAAATTAAATGACTTAATGATCCATACCTTCGATGAAGAAGAGTGCCCTGGGAAGTTCATCTGGGGTAACGATCTCGCACACAGGATACCTATGGTATCTGGCTCAAACTTACCGAAGGAGAAACTCTATGCACCGATTAAGGTACATGATGAATACTTCCCGTATAGTATCCGTCTGATGAGTATAGACCCGGCTGGTGGTGGACAGAATGGTGATGAGACCGGAGTAAGTGTTCTTTATGAGTGCAACGGATTCATTATTGCTAAGTGGGTCACAGGTATCCCCGGAGGTACAACAGAGGACCGTTTGAATTTAATCGTAGATATGATCGTGAAGTACCGTGTTAATAAAGTCCTCTGTGAGAAGAACTATGGTAACGGTGCTTACACCGAGGCATTACGAGGAGCATGTATCAAGAGGGACGTTAAGGTAGATATCGAGGAAGTCTGGTCAGCAGGACAGAAGGAACTCCGTATCATAGATTCCCTAGATCCCGTCATAGGGTCGCACAAGTTACTCATAGATACCCGTGTGATAGAACACGATGTCATCAGTACAGAGCGTTACCCTATTGAGAAGCGTACCTCGTATCAACTCCTGTTCCAGATGTGTAAACTCACACGGGACAGAGGGGCATTGATACACGATGATAGACTAGAGAGCTTATCTCAGGGTGTCACGTACCTCATGCAGAATATAAGTAAGGATGCTAACTGGGCTATAGCTCAGAAGAAGCAGAGAAAGTTACAAGAGTTCCAGCGTGATCCCTTTGGTGTCTGGAGACACCGCTACCAGGATAACCACGCTATTCAACCAGGATCAATGGGCAATGCCCTTGGTCGATTCAAATAAGGAATGTATATGTTAAAGATTCAAGGACAACCGAAAGTATGGATGGGTGATGTGATTAGTGCAAAAGTAGGTGTAGCCACCGTAACCACTGGTGCAATTGTGAGTGCAACCGCAGCTAGCCCTTGTGTTGTAACAGACACAGGTCATGGTCTGTCTGATGGTGACGTTATTACCTTCGGCACCCTCAATGAGCTGGTTGAGCTGAGTGACCGAGAGTTCATTATTTCTAACGCCGCCACCAATACTTTCCAGCTACTTGACGAGAGTGGCGCTATGGTAAGTACTCTTGGTCTTACCGCTGAGACTACAGCAGCAGCGACCTGGGCGCTCATGGAGACTGACGAGGGTACTGTTACATTAACTATGGATGGGCAGGAGATCGCTCTTACTGTGTTGTGGAATACTGTGACTGTAGGAGATTACCTTGTATCCCCTATTACCGTCTCTGCTGCAACCGGGGCTGCTGTCTGGGAGATCGTCTCTGCGGCCACCTTCGCTAAGTACCTTGTAGCACAGGGAGGCTAGCATGGAAGAGTGGAAGTTCTATGACTATCTAAGGACAGTTAAGATAGGACCGAAGCTCTGGATGCTGACAGAAGACTTTACCGCTAAGACACCCCGAGGGGATATAACAGTCCCTAAGGGGTACTTAACGGATCACGCTTCTGTACCTCGGTTATTCCATTCAGTATGCGCCCCGGCTGCTACACCAGTGGCCGAGGCTGCCGTCATACACGACTGGTTATACAATAAAGACTCCGAGGATGTACCCAGGGAGTTCGCTGATCTATGTCTAAGGGAACTGAGTATCCGGAATGGTACCAGTAGGTCCTTAGCGTACACAGTGTGGGGAGCAGTAAGGGCAGGTAACATCGGTCCTCTGACCACTTATAACAAAGAATACTACGAAAACAAATTAAAGACTATGGCGTACAGGGAATTCCAGGGCTACCCCTTGGATTACGTCCGGCATTGTCTGGGAGTATAACTATGAGAGTGACACATATAGTGAAGGATGACATAATATACTGGAGTACAGTAATTAAAGAATACGTACACACGGATTGCAATAAGGAAGTGGCCTGCTTTGACTCAATGAGTATTCCTGTGCCCGGTGATATTATAATTGAACTACCCGGTTATGCTTCTCCACTTATGCGTAAAGAGGGGGAATACTATCTTGAACGAATTTAAACCGAGCAGTTGGCAACAGGAACCCCAGGATATAGCTAAGGAATTCACAGCCTGGGAGGACGCTCAGGATGCCCCTGATGAAGTCCAGACAGCACCCGAGGAGCTCTCTAAGAGATTAGTCCGAAAGGGAATCCTAGACCCCATGACCGGCCTTGAGACGGGTCACTCGAAACAGAGACACCTCACGTCCTGGCAGCCGACTAAGAGATTCAAAACGAATTATGAGACAGCTTTCGGTCACGCATAGGCCGGGGGTTATCCTGAATGATACCAAGGGGTTACAATAGAAAGTGTCTCATTAATCCGAGTGAGACACTTTTTAGGCCATTTTAGTTGACTAGTCAACTACTTTAAGGGAGTCCTGAGCGGAACCCCTAGAACCCCAAGGATCTTCACCGATTCTACTCCGGGGATAGTACGATTAGTCACTACTTTCAGGGCCGCTAAGTATCTGATATCATTAAGGAATTAACTACCCCCTCTAGTAGAGTCCACCTAGAGAAAAGCGCTCTGTGCGCCCGTAGGATACGACCGGGGGAATAGAGTAAGAATTCAGGGTACTGACGGGTCCTTGCGCTCCGATAGCCCTTAGTCACCCTTTCGGTCGCCTAGGTAACCTTAGTATACAGCAGAGCGACTCTCGGGGCCTGGTCAGCGGTTACTAAGCGGTCGTTCTGAGAAAATATTATGGAAATACAAGGGGGTATCTACTACTAAGCCCGCCCAGGTTTCCCCCCATAGGCCCCTCGGGATTCCGCTGGGGGTGGTAGGCCGGGGGATACTCCGGAAATCCGCTCAGCGGGCAACCAGGGGCAGCCATGGGTATCCTGGAAGTGTAGACAAAGGGGATGAAGCCCTGTTTTCGTCCAGATAGCCTTTGACTATACGCTCTATAGCCATTAGCTATACCGATAGATCACCACCAGGTGACGCTCAGTGTATACAATTGGATACAATCCTTAGTCTACCCCTTTCGGTTCCTGGATGCTCGCTTAGTGTATGCAAGGATCGTACCACAATGAACTCTATAGTCTTTCCCTATACTTAATCTAAGGGGGTAAATAACCCGTTTAACGCCCTGTTTTCTCTTATTGGACCTTGGATACGTTTAATCCTTGAATGCCTGTCTATTGCATTTTAGGGTATAAATCTGGTCAGATCGCTTAGAGTTCATTATATTGAACCTAAGTATCCTTAATGATATCAACACCTTAGGATGATTCTATGATATATCCTTAATATGAGTTCATTATATTGAACATAGCTAACCCCTTGATATAACTCAGGAAGTCACTAAAGTTTACATAACTAATTCATAATCTTGAACTATTCTAAGTGATATTAGCCCTATAGAGTCTATAGGTATTCTCTATGAAAGATTTATTGGTAATGATATCAATGGGTTACAAGATAGTTCATCTTTCGTTTCATTCTTTGGCACACCCATTGCAATACCATATAAACGTACGGCAGGATGGTCTTTGACAATCAGTAGGAGTAAGGTGAACCACCCAGGTGAAACACGGACGATAACACCGGGCAGCTTAGCAAACTACCCGCTTAATACTCTCCCCAATATAACCCAGGGTTAATGGCCTTAGAGTACAGTGAGGGAATAAAATAGCTCACTATCCAAGAACACTTAATGCAGCTGTAACGTGTGTTACCTTAATAGACTTTAGAGTTTACACCATATAGGAGATTTAAAGTCTATTCGGATTAACATAAGTTCAATCTAATTAACCTAATGAATAACAAGGGGGAAGCATGAATTATCCTAATAAAGATGACTATGAAGACAACTTTTGGAATAATAACTACCGTGTCACGTTAACCATGCAAGGGATAGAGTTCTTGGTGAATGCTGATAATAAACAAGATGCTATAGATTACGTTATAGACTACTGCCAGGATAACATACCTGGGTTACTAATGACAATAGAAGAACAAGAGCAAGAAGAATACCTTGAAGATTATATATCAGGCGGTAACGAGGGGTTATACCTGAATACGTATAATATAAATATAGTAGAGATATAGACTCGTGTTACCTTAATGCACCTTAGGTACGCTTAGGGTGTATTCGGATTAACATAAGTTAGTCACAAATGAACTAAGGAGAATACCATGACAATTCAAGAAGAAGAACTATTAAAAGCATTAAAAATGTATTATGGGACAATAAAAGACCCGGTGTGTTTATTGGACGCTATTGGGGCAGTAGTAGCAGCTACTAAATTCGCTGGGGTTGTAGGGAGTAACCCCTTGTGTGTATTAAATAGAACCATTGAAACCTTAATTAAAGAAAGGAGTCACCCGTGACAGAATTATTGTATTACGTTAAATACGACCCAGTTAGGACAACAACGGATGGAGTAAGTGGAATGAGACATAGTTCACCTATGTTCACAAGAATAGGTGACGCTATGGAATACGCTCGGTTAGGTACAATGACCAATGGGTATAGTTTTAAGGAATACGCCGTGATAGAGTTCAGCGACACTGATAGGGTAATAGTCCAGGGAACGACTGATATAGAAACCAATTAAACTAAGGAGTAACCCATGGCAACACAAGATTTAGTACGAGAGGTAACAGCTATAATTGAGTACGATACTTTAGAATTATGTATCCCACCAGTCGTACATGACGAAGAGAACCCAGATATCCTTTGTGCATTCATGGCTTGTAAAGGGTCTGGCGTAGCATGTTCTAAGTGTATCATTAAAGTTATTAATGCTGTAAAATATTAAGGAGTAACACCATGACAACCAAGAACACATCCAAGCTAATCGTTAGTATCACGTCCAAAGAGTTATCCACTGAATTGATTTCAAGGGAAGCACGTATCCGTGTAGCATCCAGGTCTTTCTATGATATCGGAGAGAACCTGAACGTGATCTGTAATGAAGACCTCTACAAAGAACGTGGGTTCACCTCCTTTGAATCTTATGTAGAAACCTTCTTTGATATTACCAGGGATTATGCCTATAAGATGATCAATGCTTACCGTGTTAATGAGATATTGAAGTCATCCGGGTATAAACCAAGCGAGTTACCTATAAATGAGGCACAATGCCGCCCAATGACCGCCTTGGATGATAAGGATATACTACCGGTCTGGGCTGGGGTTATCGCTAAAGATACCCGGATTACCGCCAAGTTAATCAAAGAGTTATGTGACAAGGCAATGGGTAAAATTGAAGTCAAGAAGGATACCCCAGTGTTAAATGATAACGTATCGGGGGATGACATCCCGGTCGACCCTTCCAGCGTAACCCCTGGGCAGAACATAGAAGTAGGCCCGGTGATTAACGGGGAGAAGATGTACACAGAACAGGAGATGGGTATCCTCAAGGGGCAATTAGCAGAGGCGAAGCAGAGATGCGCCACAATGGAAGCTAAGCTATTAGCTGAGAGACAGACAGGGGGAACTAAGGTATCTAAGATGGGCCGTGAAATGATCAACGCTGGATTTAAAGCCCTTGCGCCTACCCTGGATGCAGACCAGCAGAAAGAACTGTTAGAGATTAAAAAGGCGTTACTTCAATAACATGGGAGACCGTCTAATAACACTATGGATAATCATAGGTACAACCCTGTCAATATTCTGGTTGTATTCAATAACCTGAATGAACAAAGGAGAAACCCATGGAAAACTTAAACGAAACCATCTTTTGTCCAATGGATTGCGCCTGGTTATGTAAGGGGGGTTATATGCCTCCGAAGTGCGCCCGAGATGAATCCCCACAGTTCCTTAGAGAGCATTCCTTGAACGTCCCTATGAAATCCTTGACGTGTATCGAAGGAGAATTATATGAAACCAAGGAATAGAAATCAAATAGGTGCTAAATTCATTCAGGATACCCATAAAAAGCTCATTGAACCCGAGGCGATAGTCTTGTGTCACTATGGGACGGAGTCGGTCTTAAAACGGCTGCCCTCGGGTGCTGTGAAGCGTGTAACCTGATGGACAAAGTGGTTCCCGGTGGGAGCTATGGGGTAGAATGGTAGACAATTGTATACACTTTTAAAGAACTAAGGAGGTAACATGGGCGCGATCAAGATATGGCTAAGGTGCATCATGGAAGAACTACAGAATGAACTCATGCGAGGTAACTATAGATGAAAATGCTCGCAGATTGGTTCTTTGGTACCATTGTTGTAATACTATGTTCCTGTTTGGCTTTACTGACTATTAAAATGACTTACATTATATTGATTAAATAACCCTGTATACAATTGTATACACCAGGAGGCACACTAAGTGAAATCCAAGATCAAAAAGAGTCAAATCAAGGAATTGAACCGCTTCGGTAAACGTCTAATCAACGGGCATAAACCGAGCGGAACCAAGGTATTTAACCTGAGTCAAGACAAGAGGAATAGGTGGGAACGATGATTGGGCAATACAGTCATACTGAGATGTTAAGTATGCGTAATATTGTATCTACTGTATCCCAATTGAATCGTGGTTATATTATAAGGCGTGTAAGTCGTACTATAAACTATTATAGACAGCACAATGATACCTCATGGACAAATTATAATTGTCGGGTAGTATAACTTTGTATACAACTCGATTTAAGGAGAATAACATTGGAAGCAATTGAAACGGAATCCCGACAAGTCCTCTGGGAGAAACAAATGATGTCATCGGGGGTAGACAGGTATTTCCTGGGTATCGCCAGGGCTAAACAGAAGCGGAACAAGGATGGTGTCTTCGTTACTATCCGAGATGAAGCTAATACGTCATATGGTGTGAATATGCTCAGGTACTACGTCCAGAGTATCAGGGATACCTTAGCTTTAGATATTAAACAGGCTAAGGGTAAAGCAGGGACTACCCCGATTGCCTGGGAGTACCTCAGTAGATTGAACCTTGAGACTGTCGCCTTTATTACCGCTAAGTGCATTATCAATGGTATCAGTAGTACCTCGAAGTTAACCGCCTTGGTATCCAAGATAGCCACCAGGGTTGAAGATAACGCCCGCTTTGAGGCGTTCGAGAAGGATGACAAGAAGTACCTCCAGAGTACCCTACGATACCTCAAGGATCGCAAGGTTAATGACTATAGAACCAAGAAAGAAACCCTTCTGCAATCAAGTATTAAATCAGAGAAGATCAAAACATGGAACGAGTGGCCTAATAAGCACAAGGTACACATCGGGGTTGCGTTACTTGAGGCATTTATCCGGGCTACCTCTGATTACGCTGAGGGTAGACGTATACATGGCTCAGGGTTAGTTGAGAAACACGCCCAAAGGAACCGCGGGAAGACTATCTACATCGTCATGGGTACAACTAAGGCGTTCGAGTGGATAGCAGCGAACCATGAAGTTATGCAAGATATGCTCCCTGATTTCATGCCTTGTATAGAACCCCCCTTAGATTGGGAGTCTCCGACGTTAGGGGGATTCCACACAAGGGAAATGCAAAGACGGAAACCCTTGGTTAAGATGCAGAGGAAATGCTATTTGCATAACATGGCTAAGACTATCCAGCAGATGCCCACGTTCTATAGTGCTGTGAATACCCTCCAGAAGACAGCCTGGGAAGTGAATACAATTGTATACAACCAAATGATCAGGGAGTTCAAAAGGCGAGATGGCGTAGATATGCCTCAGCCTGAACCTTATGTAGTACCCCCGAGTCCTTTACCTGAATGGGAGAAGGGTACTATGACCGGGAAGGAGTTCAGGGAGTTCAAGATCAGACAGAAACAAGAGCTATCCCTTGAGGCGAAGTCTGAGTACGCCTCGTGGCACATGGATAAACGCCGGTTAGAACTCTTGGAGTCCGAAAGGGTTTCCAAGGCGATGCACATAAGTAGAACACTGAATATGGCAAGGAGGTTACTGTATGAAGAGGAAATCTATTTCGTTTGGACCGCTGATTTTAGGGGTCGCTTATACGCTTGTGGCACAGCCTTATCCCCACAAGGTACGGAAAAGGCCAAGGCTCTCCTTCGTTTCAAAGAGGGGAAGCGATTGGGGTCGTCTGGGTTTAAACATCTGTGTATACATGCCTGCGGATGCTTCGGGAATGATAAAATACCACTTCCTGAACGTATTTCTTGGGTACTCGACCATACCCAGGAGATAGTAGCCACAGGTAACGACCCAGAGGAAACCAGGGACTTCTGGAAGCAAGCTGATAAACCCTATAGCTTCCTTGCGGTATGCCTGGAGTTAGCTGAATGTATACAATTGAATACAGAGGAGAGAAAAGATTATGTTTCATATATTCCTTGCGCCCAAGATGGTTCATGTAATGGTATCCAGCATTATAGTGCTATGCTCTGTGATCCAATTGGTGCTAAGTCTGTTAATCTTGTTGATTCTGTTGTACCTTCCGATATATATACTGATGTCGGTGATAGGGTACTGTATTGGCTGAATTACGCTGTGGAAAACAGGAAGAAATTCGATGGTCACGAGTGGTCCTATAGCATGAATATAGATCATCTCATGGCTGAACTCTGGCTTAAACACGGTATCGAAAGGAGTTGTACAAAGAAACCTACGATGGTTATACCCTATGGTGGAACCAAGATAGCCTGTCGGGACTCCTGCTATAAGTATCTCATAGAAACCGATGAGAAACGCCTGAAAGTAGACGGAGACTATAGGAACCCGTTCAAGGATATAACTATCCCAGGGGATGGTGACACTGATCCTGAGAAATACGCCATAACTTATCTGCATCATCTGGTCTGGCTAGCCCTGGATGAAGTCGTGATAGCCGCCAGGGTAGCCATGAAATTCCTAAAAGATGTTACTAAGGTAGTAGTCAGGGATGGAGACCAAGGAAGTATCCTGAAATGGACTACTCCCACGGGTTTCGTGGTGTACATGGACATAAAGAACACTAAGGATACCCGAGTTGAAACCCAATTAGACGGGAGGTTACGTCTGCATTTCAAGGAAGAACTCAATAAAATAGATACGTACCGTATGGGAACCGGAATTGCCCCTAATTTCGTTCATAGTATGGACTCCAGCCACCTCCAGTTGTGCGTTGCGACAGCGAATGACCTCGGAATTACTGATTTCGCCTGTGTTCATGACTCATTTGGTACCCATGCGGGGGATTGTAGCATGTTACATGCTGTAATTCGGAGTACTTTCTGTGAATTACACAAGGAAAACCTCCTGGAAGCCTTCTGGAAGGAACAAGCAGGGTATAAACCGGAGCTTCGAAAGGACTTCCCAGAGATAAAACAGGTGAAACGTAAGGGTTTCAGGTTGAAATCCGTGTTAGACTCAACGCATTTCTTTAGATAATACTAAATAATACCACAGTTGCACCTCGGGGAGCCTTCGGGTTCCCCGTCTTTTCTGTTTCAGGTGCGTTCTGGGGGCCTCTGATGTATACAATTGAATACAGATTGAATTAACTACACCCCCTAGTAGTAACAACAGTCTGTACTCCGGTTGTATACAATTGTATTCACTCTGGGTAAATAACTACCCCCTCTAGTAGTACAGACCGGGTACATAACTTATTAATACAAAGGAGTTCCATGACAGTAGCTTTCTACGATTTAATCCAGCAGTTAATCGGGGTAGGCTCCAAGGAGCAACTAAGGGTACTAACCGAGCATAAAGACTCAGAAGATATCAAGGAGTTATTCCGGTTAATGCTCTGTCCGTCTATCGTGTATAATATCAAGAAGGTTCCTAAGGAATTACCTAATGCTTACTACCGGATGGTAGAGGATATTGAATTAATAGATAAGATTGAATCTCTATTAAGACAGGATCTTAGGGGTAAGAATTTAGATAATGAAATAGGGCGTATTTCTGGTCATTGCACTCGTACTTTATCAGAAGTCCTATCCTGGGTATTAGACAGGAAAAACCCAGCGAAAATTGGGAAGTCCCTCGTGAATAAAGTCTGGCCTGACCTCGTGCGTACCCAGGTTTACATGGGTGCAGTCAGTGGTTCACCTGTGAACCTTGAAAGGCTCCCATGGTCTACAGGTGTATCAGTCCAGGTTAAAGAGGACGGTATGGCTATCCTGGTTGACTACTTAGATGGAACCCCGGTGGCTATCAGGACACGCCAGGGGAATAGAATAGATCAGTATATCCCGAAGTTCTTCTCGAGGTTACGTCCTTGTGGTTCTTGGAATGGCACAGTACACCATGAGTTATACGTCTGGGATACCGAGGAAGATAAACCCTTGGATCGTAAGACAGGTAACGGGTTGATTAACAAGTGCGTTAAGAACGGCTGCCCTCAGCCTGGTGTAGACAATTGTATACAGTCTGTTATACTTGATCATTATTCTGGTGGGCACCAAGGTAATAGATACAGATATCTAATGAATTTCATCTCCCCTTGGTCCCGTAGAGTACACCAGGAAACCTTTTATTCCCTCAGCGATGCCCGAGCGTACACCCAGAAGTTAATCCAGGCAGGACATGAAGGGACAGTCTGTAAAGATCCCTCGAAGCCTTTCAAAGATGGTAAGCCTTGGTGGAATGTGAAGATCAAGAATGAATTCGAGGTAGAGCTAAGGGTTATCGGTTGGAAAGCCCATAGTAAAGACTCAGATAAGCTCGGGTCACTATTATGCCAATCTGAGGATTGTATCTTACAGGTATCTGTTGGGTCTGGCTTCTCAGACGAACAACGAGAAGACCCTTGGGTATATATAGGGTGTATCATCACAGTACGTGCTGAGTCAGTTATCAGGAATAAAGGTAAGAAGAAACCATCGTTGTATCTCCCAAGGTTCATTGAGATACGACCAGAGAAAATGAGGGCAGATACTTATCATAAAATTAAGGAACAAGAGGAGGCTTCAAGAAATGTATCCTAAAGTAAAGAACTGCGTATCATCAAGAGGTAATCCTGTCCCTAACCAGTTCATTATCGAGACTGCCAAGGGGACGTTCTTTCAATCTTATAGCAGCACTATAGCTTACAAAATGGCTAACGGAGAGGTACGCCTGGATAAGACTTATTGGAGCTACTCAAGTTCAACCGGGAAATACCGTAATGACTTCCTTGGGGAAGGTATAGCGGAAACCAGGGCGAAGATCAAGTCTGGTGAGTATTCGTTATGGGATCTTAATTGATGTAGATAAGGGGGTTATATGGGCTTTAATGAAAAAGACGTGATACAACAGTGGTACGATGTGGTGTTACCTCGTGTACATGAGATATACGAATCAGACTACGTTATTGATGTGCCTGCCAGGAGTGAATCATTTAATGACCTAGTTGATTCCTTGGCCAGCGCTGGAATCATAGAGTGGGAATTAGCCGGGAATATATGTCTCCCTGATATATTTGAACACGAGTTCCACCCGATGTTATAACACAAGGAGGTACTTATGGAAATACACCCTGAGGATTACACTGAGTACACAAAGAAACTCACTGTTGGTCAGACCCGTAAAGTACCCCACAAAGAATGCAGCAATAGCAACGTCCTACGCATAGAGAATTCTATCGAAGGGTTGAAATTCTATTGCTTTAAATGCCGAGATTATACCTTTGAGTCCTCCTTCAATTCCCCAAGGGAAAGAGCCAGGAGACAAGAGTCATTCGATGCTTACCGAGAAGCGAAAGCTAAGGTCAACTACGACCTACCGCTGGATTTCTCCCACACGATTCCATCGAAGGCCCTTGCTTGGTTAGGCCAGGGAGGTTGGACCATTGGTATGATCCGGTGTTACAATATAGGTTACTCTGAGAAGTTACACCGGGTAGTTATCCCGGTTGGTAATTCAGGGTACATAGCAAGGGCGGTTGAGTCATGGCAATCGCCTAAGTATCTAGAGAAGGTTCCTAAGGGTGCTATGTGGGAATCTTGTATAGAATTAGCGAATAAAGTAGCTACTGATGGAGAGACTAATAATCCGATGTCATGTGTTGTATGCGAAGATATCCTATCCGCTGGAAGATGCGGGGAATACATCAAGGCGTACGCCCTGCTTGGAACCTCTCTAGATACTACCCAATTATCCGTTCTGATGAAATACCAGAAAATTTTCTTGTGGTTAGACCCTGACAAGGGTGGACGACAAGGGGTAAAACAGGCGGTTAATAGACTAAGAATGTTCTCTGAGGTACAGATAGTGAATTCCCCAGTGGACCCCAAGAAGTTAACTAATGAACAGATTAAGGAGTACCTAAGATGATTATTGAAACGAAAACTAAAATTATGATGCCTATTATCTCCAACGACGCACGCCACGAGGTATGTAAGAGAGCAGATTGTACTAATATTGAATGCGAGGATTGTATCTTTGAAATAGAAGATGACTTAGACCTCTATAAGACGCTCAGAGATTTTGTAAATAAGGACTAATATGTTCATAGATAAAACACTCTTGCAACTCATGGGTACTAAGAAGGGATGGTCGAAGTTATGGTCTTGTATCCCACTGGACCGCTTCGATAAGGAAGTACGTCTAATCCTGTCATCCCTGAATAAGTACTGGAGGGACACAGAGGATACAGACCAGATTGATATCGAGGTATTCTCCTTGAAGTTCTTCTTGTGGCACACTCTGGACCCTGAGGAACGTAAGGTTTACCAAGGGTTAATCCAGATAATCACAGAGGAAATAGACCAGGATACCGCTAAGGTAATAACCAGAGAGTTACGCCTGATGGAATTCAATAAGGAGGTGGAGGATGCACAGAATAGATACGCAGTTGGGGAGGACATTGATCTATACGAAAGAGTCCGATCCTGCGTTACTGAATATGAACAGGATGTGCGGAAGTCTGTGGACTCCTCGTATTGTACAGCGAGTATCCAAGAAATCATTGAGGAATCTACCCAAGGTACCAGCCTTCTATGGAGTCTTGACTGCCTTAATAGGTCAATGCCGGACTTACGAACAGGTAAGCAGATATTGGTTGGAGCAAGACCAGGGAAAGGAAAGACCTCCTTCGTTGCAGACCAAGTTGTACACTTCACAAGATCCCCTTGGGTCCAACGAGATAAAAGACCTATCGTATGGTTCAATAATGAAGGAAAGAAAATCATGCAGCAGAGAAGGAATTCCAGCGGATCGTCGGTGGACCTGATATGCTACAGATATATGATATCCATGGTAAAGACTATGCGTACCTTGAACGAATCATTGATAGAGAAAGACCCTCCGTTGTCGTCTGGGACATGCTCGATAATGTCCAGGGTAATCCAGGAAGTAGAGGTACTGACAGAACAGACCAAAGACTTGAGGGATTATATCAGTGGGGCAGAGAGTCTGCCGTTATCTATGACTTCTTATCTCTTCCGACATCACAGGTATCGGTTGAGGGGGCGGGATTACAATGGATTCCTGACTCTGCTCTCAAGGACTCCAAGACTGGAAAGCAAGGTGCTTGTGATGCGATACTCACAATTGGAACTGATGACCGCCCTGGGTTTGACCGGAGTAGATTCATGTACTTCCCTAAGACTAAATCCCAAGCGGTCCCTGGGGCGTTCGCTGATTGTCGCACTGAGGTCGTTTTTAACTCGGCTACGAGTAACTATTTAAATCCAAAGGTGGTATGATGGAGGATTGTATGGTATTGATAACAATAATAATTTTAACTATATTATGTGCAGGGGACCCAGATTTATTGGATGCCCTTATTAAGTACGTATTAACGCAATGCTAAACGTATACAATTGTATACAGTCTTTTAAAATAAAGGAGTTTAAGTGAACTATACAGATAAAATCAGTATACTATTTGAATATACTGATTTAACCAGAGAGGATATTATAGCTATATGTTCATGTACTGTATATGAGTACCGCAAGCATATAGAATTAGAGTATACACCAGAGGAGCGTAAGGCCCGCAAGTACCGTCTAATTAGTGCTGCCCAGATTGGACGTGTTATGCCTAAGGGTAGTGGTAGTCCTACTTGGAAAGGTGGTACAACTGTACACCAGGGGTATATGATGTTAACTGCACCTGAATGGTACAATGGAGCATATTTTAGTCTATTGTGATGCGAATGATATAGATCATATACCCCAAGGTTATGTTGTACATCATATTGATGAAGATAAATTAAATAATGATTATACTAATCTGGAGCTACTTACAAGAGCAGAACATATACGAGTACATAAGGTTAACAGATGGATTACTTAGTATTTGACATTGAAACGCATTATGGAGAGTCTAATGGACGTGTAGGGAACCGATGGGACCCTGAGTTCGGCCTGTGTTCAATCGGGTGGAAACCAGGGAAAGGGGAGTACGATGATGCTTATACGGTGGATGAAAGAGAATGTAAACGAATGGGTAGAAGACCTGATATGGTTCTGCCGTTCCCAGACTTATCTGATATTAGCCTTCTCGTTGGTCATAATATCAAGTTTGATCTGTTATGGTATTGGGATCATCCTGAGGTAATTCAGTTCTTTAAACGAGGGGGAACCGTGTGGGACACGATGTACGCTGAGTACCTCCTGAGCGCACAGTTCTACAGTCAACAGAACCGACAAGAGGGTATGGGGATCAGTCTATCAGCCTGTGCTAAACGTAGAGGATTAGCTTACCAGAAGTTAGACGTAGTTAAAGCCCTGTGGGACAAAGAGGTACGCACTGAGGATATCGAGGAGGCTATCCTCTTGGAGTACCAGAAGTACGATGTCCTTACAACCGAGGAGTTATTCCTGGCTCAGATCAAGCAAGCCAGAGAGCAGGACCAAGTTCACATGATCAAGGGTCGCATGGAAGGACTCCTGGCTACCACTGAGATGGAATTCAATGGTATGCACATAGATCAAGTTACCGCTGAGATCCAGATGGATGATCTCAGTAAAGACATAGAAGTACTTGGAGAAGACCTAGAGAAGTACATCCCAGAGTTACCCAAAGGCTGTGAATTCAAGTGGGGATCTTGGAGGAACATCTCAGCGTTAATCTTCGGTGGTTACTTGAAATACACCGGATTAGAATTCAGCTTAGATGATGAGGGACAGAAGCAGTACTACAAATGTACTATACAAGAAACAATCTTAGATGCTGGTGAACCTGTTCTGTACAAATCTGGTAAAAATCAGGGGAAAATTAAAACGAAGAAGAAGATAATCCCGGATATCGCTCGGGGTCCGAAAACGAGACAATGCGATAAGTACTATAAATTACCTGGGATGGCTGAACCGAAGGAGAAATGGAAGAGTTCCACCTTAGGGTACTGGAGTACCGCTGAGGATATCCTTGTGCAGATTGATGAAGAGCAAGGGGTCCCTCTGGTTAAGAACCTGTTGGAACTCAAGGGATATCTCAAGGATCTCGGGACGTATTACAAGAGATTCTCTAAGGGTAAGTGGACAGGGATGCTCACTAATATACAACCTGATGGGTGCGTCCACGGGCAACTGAATCATAGTATCACAGTTACATCCAGATTGAGTAGTTCTAAGCCGAACCTCCAGAATATACCTAAGAAGGGTAAGTCTTTGATTAAGAAGACATTCACCTCTAGGTTCCCTGAGGGTGTAGTCTCAGAGATTGACTACAGTCAGCTCGAAGTAGTCTGCAAAGGGGTTATCTCACAGGACAGGGCGTTACTCCAGGCGTTAATTGATAAGGTATGCTTCCATTGCGAGTGGGCAGCATTCATCACAGGTAAACCGTACGACTTCGTGTACCACAAGGTGAAAGTCGAGGAAGACGCTGGGTGGATCGAGATCAGACAGAACGCTAAACCGATTACTTTCGGGGAAGCCTATGGCGCAGGGATACCGCATCTCTGTGAACAGACAGGGTTAGATGCTGATACGATTGACAAGGCTATCAAGGCGAGGAAACTGAAATACGTTAAGATGTATCAGTTCGATGAGGACGTTAAGGATGCAGTCCAGAAGTCCCGACAGATAACTACCCTGAGGACAGATGATGGATACCAGAGAGCAATCGGGTACTACCGGAGCTGCACAGGGACTATCTATAGTTTCCTTGAGGGTGACGCTCCAGCCTGGAGGAAATCCCAGGGGGTACATACAGCGTTCTCTCCTACCCAAATGAAGAACTATCCTTCTCAGGGTATCGGTGGGGAGATCATGCAGGTACAAGCTGGACGAGTCTGGAGATACATTATTCAGAATGAGTTACAGCACGATATCCTCTTGACGAACACTGTGCATGACTCGTTGTACACAGATATACGCTCAGAGGAAATAGCTCAGAAGTACCTCCCGGTGATCTCTGGGATACTCGAAGATGTATGCCCGTATTTCAATCGGATGTACCCTGAGGTTCATTGGGATACACCCTTTCCGGTAGACACAGAGTACGGTAAGAATATCATGGAAGCTAACATAAAAATAACAGAAAGGATTACACAATGGCAGTTAAAGTAAACGACAGTGACCTCCAGGAGTACGACGGAGATTTCACTAAGGAAACACAGATTATTGAAGCAGGGCCGCACCCTGCAAGATTAGTATCCTATGTAGAACTCGGGAAGCACTACCCGATCTACCAAGGGAAACGTAAAGTATATGAGTCTGGTAAGCGTAAAGATGAAGAGAAACCTGAGGCACTACTAATTCATTTAGTCTTTGAGTTCCCGAATTGTGAGTTCGATAACGTACCCCTGACGATTAAGACGAGTGTACCCTATGGAGATAAAGGGGATTTCATTAATGAACTCTCGGTGTCAGACTCATTAGCCTCAGGGAATATATCCTTGTCGTTCGCTAATCGTTCAGGCTTTATGAAATACAAGAACGCTATGAACGCCGCTACAGGAGCTAATTACCCTGGCCTTGATTCTCACGTAGGGTCTCCCTTTATTATCACAGTGACTAACAAGGCCGGAACCAAGGCCGACGCTGATGGGAACCTCCCGGTGTACTCTAATATGAAACCAGATGGAATCCAGAAGACATCCTTTAGGAATCCTGGGACCGGGAAGACAGAAGAAGTAGAAGTCCCTGAGATCCAAGGGGAGTACTGCCCGGTATTCGATTGGGATGAACCGGCTAAGGAATCCTGGGATCTTGTCCCAGAGTACCTCCAGAAGACGATCAAGAAGGCTGTGAATTTCCCTGGGAGTCCTATTCAGCTTCTACTACTGGATTACCCTGAGGGGAATACTGATCCTGATACCCCAGAAGAGAACAAGCCACCTACCTCAGATGCAGCCCCAGCGCAGACTGATGATATCCCGGTGTAGCCCATGAAGGTAATAGTAATCCCAGATAATTGTTATATCACCAGAGTCCCTGAGGTTAACGATTGTAAAGGCTGTGTATTTGAGAACCTAAGTGAAGATGAGAATAACGAATTAGACTGGTGGTGCGCTATGGATAAGACTTGTAGAGTACCCTGTGTTGGTACTATATACGCCATAGTGGAATACAGGGATGACGAAGAAGGAGGAAACCTGATGGGAGACTTTTGTGATTTCTGTGGGCAAGGGGTAGATACAGAGTATATATTTAATTCTACGGTGGATTGTAATGATGGGGCAGAGCTAGGTACAGGTGATTGGCAATGCCCTGCTTGTGATCATACTAATTTTGAACGCTGGAGACGGGAGGATACATAATGGCATTTAAATTACCAACCGTGGCTCCCGTCGAGGTAGTACCTGGGAGAGAGTGCCTGATAGACGCTGATATGGTAGCTTATTACGCCGGGTTCGGTCAGGATGACTGTATGCTATCCTCAGCAACCCGGAGGTGCGACGAGAGGATGCAACAGATGATAGACGAGAGTCAGTCTGAGAGTTACACAGCGTACCTCACTGGCCCTGGGAACTTCCGGGACCATATAGCAACCCTCCAGCGATACAAGGGGAACCGATATGACAAAGATGGTAAAAGAACCAAGGAACAACCAAGGTGGCTCCAAGAGATCCGAGCGCACCTCATCGACAAATGGGATGCTATTCTGTGCAATGGGGAAGAAGCTGATGATGCACTTGGGATACACCAAGCGAAGAACCTCAGGGAAGGTAAAGGGAGTATAATCTCATCAGGAGATAAGGATCTCCAGATTAACCCTGGGTTGCACCACAATATGTACAACGGGTACGTTACAGAGGTGACTGAATTCGGTCATCTTGAGGTAGATACCAAGGGTAAAGTCAGGGGGTCTGGTCTGATGTTCTTCTACGCTCAGATGCTCATGGGGGATAACGCTGATTGGATCAAGGGTTTACCTAAGGTTACTGAGGAGATGAAGGAGATATTCCCGGAGATACGTAGAGGTGGCGTTGGGCCTAAGACTGCCTATCAGATTCTATACGACAGTCCTGATGAATTACAGCTCTCTAATACCGTATGGTTCTGCTATAAGTCCTACTGGATGGAGCATAGCTATAAACATTGGAAAACAGGGAAGGAATTCAAGGCTGGCTTGGGTACCGCCAAGAAACAATTTATTGAACAGGGGAGATTATTATGGATGCGACAAGAAGTAGCCCAGATGTGGGAACCGAGATTCCAGATTCTTATATTTATAAACAAGCAGGATATGATGTATTATGTATAGGAAAAGACACAGGGGTACAGAATTATACCCCTCCCGATAATGTTTATGGTATTATAGCTAACCCTGTGTGTACTGAATTCAGTTGTGTGAAGGGGTTTGATAAAGAAGGAGATATCCAAAAGGGTATGTTCTTAGTTAATCACTGCCGCAGAATAATTCAACAAGCAAAACCTGTATTCTGGTGTATAGAGAATCCAGGCAGTGGTAAACTTAAAGAGATATTAGGTCCCCCGCAATTCCAGTACCAGCCTTGGGAATTCGGTAGCCCTTGGACTAAACTAACTGCGCTCTGGGGTAACTTCAATATCCCCACTAAACTTTATACTAAATGGGACGATGTTCCTAAGAATGATAAGCTATATATGCGCCCCGGAAGGAAAAAACCGGGGTTAGCCTTTCTACATAAATCAGCTATTTCCCATATCCCGGAATTCGCACCATTTAAGAGTAGTATTGTAGACGATAATGGTTTTAGATCCTTATGCCCACAAGGGTTCGCTAAGGCTTTTTTTGATGTTAATCAATAATAAACAATGGAGTGTATATGGAAACCGAAGTACCCTATGAGTTAACTGAGTACGAACGAGTGAAGTCTGGGGAATACTACAGGGAGGATTATGGCTACGACGAACCCAAAGATACTTAAAACAGGGAAGGAATTCAAGGCTGGCTTGGGTACCGCCAAGAAACAATTTATTGAACAGGGGAGATTATTATGGATGCGACAAGAAGTAGCCCAGATGTGGGAACCGAGATTCCTAATGGTAGCGTATATCCAACTGGAGGTTGCTTATGTGATCATCCAGTACAAGACTATGATATCTTAGTGGAATCAGCATGTACTTCTGGAGATGTAATCAGGTTAGTACACGGGTGGTACAAAGATGGCTACTTCAAAACAGTAAGCATCACCCATGCCTATGAAGAACAGACTGATAAACGGTATCATACAATTGCTGTATTGACCACAGAAAATTATAAGATTGATTTACTATTCATGCAACCTAATATGGATGTATATAAAGTAATGCTAGAGTATCCCTTGAGTATACAGAGACAGGTATTAATTAATGATACTCTTGTACAGGGACTTGGTTATTCTTCTGCTCCTATCTATGTGTACTTCCATGGTAAATTCGAGGATAAATACAAGAAGTACTATCCAGATAAGGAGTTCAAATATATTGGAGCAGACACCAAAGATTCTTAAAGTAGGGAAGGAGCTAACCGCCTGGAAAGTTCAGAATACCCCTGAGAAATGCCCTTTATGTGAAAGGGATTTCAGGAGTATCACTATGGCGAACCGGATAGTAGACCATGATCATACCACGGGTGAAATCCGGGGTGTACTCTGTCGGAACTGTAATGGCCTTGAGGGTAAAGTATGGAACCTAGCGGTACGTGCAGGGAATTGCATAGATAACATCAAGTGGCTACGGAATTGTATAGACAGATGGTTAACCTGGAAGTCTACCGGGGTGTATTACCCAGGTACTACTCTGGTTAAAGGCAAGACGGTAGCCCCGAAAGTTAAACGAAGGAGACGTAAGAGATGAATGACATAGAAATCCAAGTACACGTTAATATAATTGACAAGAGTGATTATTCTAATAAAGTTAAGATAATGCTGTCTTCGTGTATACCAGAGAACTCGACAGTAGACACTAAGCGGGGTATATATTATGCCCTACTTACAGCACTAACTGGTATTGAGGTAGACTATATTAATGAAGAGGTAGTACCACTTTAACGTATACAATTGTATACACAGAACCGTCCATAAGGACACTTAATTAAACGCCCTCGGGCAACACAAGGAGTCAACATGACTGAAGTAAATGGAACAGAAGAAGTAATCGTAGAAGTAACAGAAACCCCCGTAGTGTATTCTGGCGTAGCCTTTAAAGTGAACCAGAAGATCAATGTTCTGAAAGAAGTACTGGCTATCGCAGTTGAACTTGAGTCCGGCCTGGATACCCAGGCTGCGATCAAGAGGGTATCCACAGAACTTCGGAGTAATCTCCTGCCTATCTCCAGAGAACTACATGGCATTTACTCTGATGTAATCGGGATTCGCTCAGAGCTACTTGGTGGTGTAGGAGAAGTCCAGAAGGTTTCCCAGAAAGATAAACTATTGAAACTCCAGGAAGAAACTGCTGCTAAACTCGCTGCCCTGGGTTAATTCTTACTGAGGATATCTATGAAGTTACAAGATGTAACAACAGGGGTGATATCAGACACACAGATCCCAGGGCATCACGACGATGCCTTGGCGTTCTGTATCAGGACCTTTGAAGAAAAAGGGGTTCAACAAGTGATACACATCGGGGATCTAATTGATCATCATTATATCAGTAGGCACCCAACGGAACTAGATGCGCTATCCCCAAGGGATGAGTGGGAGGCTGCTAAGTGGGAACTCAAGAAATGGGTCCGAGCGTTCCCTGATGTATTCATTTGTAAAGGCAATCACGACATGATACCAGAGAAACGTATGAAGGAACTCGGAATACCTGCTGAGATATTTATGAAGTCGCTGAATGAAATCTATGGGCTACCCTCGGGGTGGGTCTGGGATAGATCCTTTACGTTATTCAATAGAGTCCTAGTTGATCATGGGCTAGGCTCTGGGGGTATGTACGGGGCTAAGAACACAGCGAATAAACTCGGGGTATCTTACGTCCAGGGGCATACTCATGGATACGGTGCTACCTTCGATATCCCCAGGGAGTTCGAGGATTCTGCTGCGATGAACGTAGGGTGCCTCATGGATGAAAGAAAGTATTTCGCAAGGTACGGAGTCGATAGATTCAAGGTCCCTGTGTCACTAGGTGTAGGGATTATATATTCACAGAACCATATGGAATTCGTTCCAATGAACTAACGGGAGCAACATGGAAATTAAAATAAAGTACCTCAGGGACATTGAGCCTATTGAGAAGATAGAACAAGGTGACTGGATTGATCTCCGTGTTGCTGAGAAGACGAGGATCAACTGTGGGGATAGTTTCAGAATGATTCCCCTAGGTGTAGCAATGGAATTACCTCCTGGGTACGAGGCTCATATTGTACCTAGGAGTTCCACCTTTAAGAAATACGGGATCATCCAGGCTAATGGCTTCGGGGTAGTAGATGAGAGTTACTCTGGGGATACCGATGAGTGGTACTTCCCCGCGTACATCTTGGAGCCTAAGGTTAATGTTATCCCTAAGAATACCAGGATAGCACAATTCAGGATCATCAAGAAGCAACCTAAGATTACCTTCAAGGTCGTGGAGACGTTGGATAACGTCGCTAGGGGTGGCTTTGGAAGTACGGGGGAGAAGTAGAATGGAGATGAGAATTATATTAGAGGCTGGACACGCCTATGCTACCAAGGGTATGTCCTTTAGTCACGAACAGGAGTGTCCTCTTGAGGGTGTGGATTGGGTTAACTTTGAGGAGCATGGGCCACCAAAGACCGCTGAGGTACTCTCCAGCAAAGATGGGGGTCACAACAAGTTCCTTGAATCGTGCATCGTGTGGTTCGATATCAGAGCCCCGTTGTACTTCTGGAAGCAGTTCGATACGTACCGCATAGGGGTTACTAAACAGAGTAAGTCAACGATGCACACCTTGATGCGCCGGGAGTTAACCCTGGAAGACTTCACGGAACGTGTAGATATCTGGGCTATAGCTGATATCAATGATCATATAGAGGAGGGTGACTTTCAATGGGTTATTGAGAATCTACCCTCAGGATACCTCCAGACACGCCGGGTGTGTACCTCGTATAAAGCTATTCGGACTATGATTAAACAACGGCAGAACCATAAGCTCCCTGAGTGGGAACAGTTCTGTACGTACATGAAAGATAACCTGGAGTTCCCAGAGTTACTTGGAGGTGACCTTGTTCAGAACTGAATTCGGAAAGACTATTTTCTATAATAAATACAGTAACCCCAAGGGCGGCTGTGGAACCTGGGAGGAACTCTGTGATACACTCGTTAAACGAGTATGCACAGGGCTAATGCCCCCAGGTGATATGACTCAGTTAGCTGCTTACATGAGAGATATGAAGTTCATCCCTGCTGGGCGTTACCTGTACTACGCTGGGCGTGAGGCAGCGTTCTTTAATAATTGCTTTAGCTTCATTGCTGAGGACTCCCGAGAGGGTTGGGCTGATCTCGGCTTTAAGCACTTCATGGCCTTGATGGTCGGAGGTGGTTGTGGTACTTACTACGGGAAGGTCCGGGGATACCAGGAAGTCATTTCTAAGACCGGAGGATTCGCCTCAGGACCACTACCTTTGATGTACGCTATGAATGAAATCGGGAGGAATGTCCAGCAAGGGGGATCTCGGAGATCCGCTCTGTACGCCTCTCTTCCCTACTGGCACCCTGATATCGCTGAGTTCCTAGGTAGTAAAGATTGGAGTAAAGAGGCCAAGGATCTAAAGGCTCGGGATTATAACTTCCCAGCTCCCCTGGATATGACTAATATAAGTGTGCAGTACGACTCGGAGTTCTCCTTGGAGTCCCCAGCGTTCATCCAGAATATCAGACAGGGATGCCAATCAGGGGAACCTGGGATGCAATTCGATCTATATACCCCTGATGAAGTCGGACGGAACGCCTGTGCTGAATTCATTACAGACCAAGATTCTGACCTATGTAACCTAGGGTCAATTAACATGAGTAGGATCGAGTATATCCAAGAGATGAAGGATGTATCTTACCTCGCTGCCCAATTCCTTGTATGCGGCTCAATTAAAGCTGAGTTACCTTATGAGAGATGCTATGGTATCCGAGAGAACCATAGGAAGATCGGATTAGGTCTTATGGGTGTACACGAATGGATGCTCAGGAGGAACTATAAGTACGGTATTTCCTTTGAGTTACACCGGTGGTTACAAACGTATGAAATCCAGAGTACAAAGGGGGCTGACTCTCTGACTCACACCCTGAGTTCCTCAGATTGCGTCAGGTACAGATCAGTGGCACCTGCTGGATCTATTAGTATATTAGCCGGGACTACTTCTGGGATAGAGCCTTTGTTCGCTACGGGGATTAAGAGAAGATTCCTTGAGGGGAACGACTGGAAATATCAGTACGTCGTGGAACCCTTAGCGAAATACCTAGTATCAGAAGGGATCAACCCAGATACTATCGAGACGGCCTCTGATTTATCTAAGGATATCGAGCGTAGGATATCCTTCCAGGCCGAAGTCCAGGACTACGTGGACATGGGTATCAGTAGCACCCTGAATCTTCCTTCTTGGGGTACAGAGTACAATAATGAGGACACTATCGAAGGAATCACGGGTATTGTGCGGAAATACGCCCCGATGCTCAGGGGTCTGACCTTTTATCCTGATGGGTCCCGAGGGGGTCAACCGTTAACTGCTGTCTCGTATAACGAGGCGTTACATAAAGAGGGAACCACGTTCCAAGAGGATCTAGAATTCTTGGAGACAGTTAGCTGTCCCTCGGGGAGTTGTGGTATTTAGGGCTTGTGGGTAACTCCTTGTAATTATTAGTTATATTAATAGCACCCTCTAGTAAGGGATATACCATTAATTATTAGGAGGGAATATGATTGAGGATTATTTGGGGTACAATGAGTTCACAGGTGAGCTTTTTTGGTTAAAATCCACAGCGCACAGAGTAAAAGTTGGTGATAGGGCCGGTTATTATGGTAGATATGTAACAGTATCTTTGTTAGGAAAAAGGTATAATGGACATGATCTCTGTTGGTTCCTGCATCACAGGGAATTCCCTAAGGGTCAGCTTGATCATAAAGACCAAGACACCCATAATAACAGGATTGGGAATCTACGAGATGTTACACCTAAAATTAATGCCAAAAACAAACCGAAGCGCAGGGATAATACCTCTGGGGTTACTGGTATATCGAAAGATAAGGCATCAGGTAAATGGGTTGTCAGAATTAAAAACAAAGAGGGTAAATATGAAAACAGAGGAAGATATACTTCATTTGATGAAGCTAAACGAGTCCGTGATCAAGCGACTTATGAGCTTGGGTATCATCAGAACCACGGAAGAGAGTTGTCAAGACTACCATATAGGAGAATCTAATTATAGTACTCAGGTAATTCAACCATGGCATATATGGTTAGAATACGACCTGAACCCCTGGGACGCTGACATCGTTAAACGCATCCTGAGGACCAAGAAGGTATCAGGAATGACGAAAGACGAACAACGGATACTAGACTACCAGAAAATCATCCACTTCGCCCAGGAGCGTATTAGACAGCTCTCAGAGGGATAAGACCAGAAAGTGTCTCATTAATCTATGTGAGACACTTTTTGTAAAAAGGGGTGAAATAACGGGTTTTCAAGGGTTTACCCCTTGTAACCCCCTGGAATAATAGAGAAATTAATTACCCCCTCTAGTAGAGAGTCCGGCCACCCCAGCATATATAGTAAGATAGTATTACGAATGTATGGTACACTAGGGTATATACTAAGGGTAAACTATAGTATAATATAATAAGTATATACTAAGGGGTATATAACTAAGAATTAACTAAGGGTACTACACGGGAACGTGTCGGGGACTCAGAAGGAATAATATGGATATTGAATTGTACGTAGACGAATTCGTAGACGCTGAGTCTCGGATTATTATAATTGAGGAAGCAACTGAGTTACTCAGAGATGGATTCCCCTTAGATGACGAAATTAAAATTAAATTGGAGAGTATTCATGTCTGCCCTGAGCGATTTCAAAGAGAAAATGCCTGGCCAGCGTCTAGTGGACTTCGAACAAGTTAGATCAGAAGCCCCGGCGGTGTCCCTTGGTATGATAAAGTACCTAGAAACTATGTTCACTGACCCTAAGATTAAACCTGGAATAGATCATATGAGTGATCATCTTATATTCCAACAGGGGATTAACTCAGTGTTAGATCATATGAGGAGTTTAAATGAAAGACAAGAAGCAAGAATCAGAGAACAGTACTCCAAGGATTAATTCCTTGCGTGAAATAGGATTAGAACCAGGGACTTCCCAGGAGTTCTTCCCTACGTTAACCCACGGGATGTACCAAGCTCTCCTTGTGTTAGGCCCTACAGGTTCAATAGCAGCGTACCTCGCTATGGAAGTACCAGAAGGACCATCGGTTGGACTTCATCTGTATATCCCTAAGGACCTTAGGACCAAAGAGAACATAATGTACCTTACGACTGTGTTCTTCAAAGACGTTCACCCCTGGATTAAATCTAAGGGGAAGGATTACGTAATCGTTACTTGTGACTACAAGGATGATAAAACTAAAGAATTATTTAAGACTTTCGGCTTCGATCCCTCTGCGGTATGGATGGGCTTCATGCCGGTCTAAGGAGGAGCATGGCATCAGTATTATCAGGAATAGGGTTCGCAGTACTAGGAGCATCGGCCTCTGTCACATCAGCAGTAGCAGTAGGCGCTGTAGTAGTAGCAGGAGTAGGGGCATACGCCGGGGGAGCCTTTGATTCAGTCCCAGATGGACCAGCCCAGATAGGAACTATGGTAGACAAGACAGCGGCGCAGGCTAAGGAAGAACTAGACGCACCCCTGATCGCAGACGAGAAATCAAGGAAGCGTAAGAAGGCGGCTTCTAAGTCACAGTTCAAAGTCGATAAGACCGAGGCTGTATCTGGAGTTAATCTACAGGGTACTGAGAAAGTATCCGGTGTGCAACTCTAGGAGGAACTATGGAATACGATCCTTCTATACCTAAGACAAGGTACGAGGAATTAAAGGCTGGGCGTGACCAGTACGTTACCCGAGCCGAGAGTTACAGCAAAGTAACCCTGAGTTATATCATGCCTGATTCAGAAGACAGGACTTCCCAGGAAGTACAGAATGATTTTAATTCAGTTGGCGCCGAGTTAGTGAATCATTTATCGAACCGTTATGTCCAAGAGCTATTCCCGACAGCAAAGCCTTTCTTTCGGCTCAGGATAGACGAGTTCACCAAGAAGCCTGAGGAAGATACCTCGGAGACAGATGCCCTGTTAGCTATCGGTGAACGCCGGGCAAGGTGGGCCTTTGAACAGAGGCAAGCTAGACCTGTCCTGATGGACTCATTGCAGCACTGCATCGTTGCAGGGAACGCTATGTTAATGTTCCCACCTTCTGGGGTTAAACCCACGATGTACGCCTTGAATGAATACGTTGTCCAACGGAGTCCTAACGGGGATATCCTGGAGATCATCACAGAAGATGTCAAGGCTATTAATGCCTTGGATGAAGAAATCAGGGACACAGTTATAGCTGAGTTAGACCTCGATGCTGATGCTAATATGAACGAGGAAACCGCCACGATCTATACTTATATCAGAATAGACGAGGAGAACCCAGAGAACTTCCTGGTTGACCAATCGGTTGAATCTGTAGCCGTAGGAGATCCTGCACAGAGTTACCCCAAGGATTTACTCCCTTGGATACCCCTGGTGTGGAAGAGGACACGTAAGGAGCATTACGGTAGAGGTCTAGTTGAGGATCATTATGGTTCCTTCTGGGCGTTATCTGTGTTAACCGAGGCAATGGTCACGGGTGCTGCCGTTATGACAGATATCAAGTACCTAGTCCGTCCAGGATCAGTCCTAGATGTCGTAGCGATGAACCAAGCAGGAACCGGGACGTATCACTATGGCTCCCCGGATGACGTAGGGGCTGTCCAGACTAATAAACAGGCTGACTTCCAATTCATAGCTGTTATCATAGCTGACTACAAGAAGCACCTGGGGAAAGTCTTCCTGAGTATCTCCAGTCAGATCAGGGATTCAGAAAGGACCACAGCCGAGGAGAACCGCTTAAGGGCTGCTGAGTTAGATCAGAGTCACGGAGGTACGTTCTCGAATTTCAGTATCACTTTACAGGGACCAGTAGCCAGGATACTCCTAAGGGATATCGACCTGAATATCAAGGGATCTAGTATAGACCCTGTGATAGTAACCGGGTTAGATGCTATGGGTAGATCAGCAGAGAACGAGAAGATCCGTTATCTCTTTGATGACATGGCTATGCTCAATAACGTCCCAGAGGAATTCCGAGCGAGGATTAAACCCTCTGATCTAATGAACGTCCTATCCACAGGCCGGGATGTAGAGGGGGAGAAATGGATATTAACCCAAGCGGAATTCGAGGCACTAATGGAACAGCAACAGGCAGCACAGGCCCAGCAGCAAGCCGGTGAAGCTATGTTAGATAAAGCAGACGCTACCCAGATAGCACAAGGGGTACAGCAAGGAGCAGAATAATGGCAACCGGAGAAATAAATGACGAAACCCTAGAGGCTCTTAATGAGCAATCAGGGAACGTCGTAGATGAAACGATAGTAGAAGCCACGGGAGAGTCGGACACCGACAAGGGGAACACAGACGCTACCGAGGATATCGACCTGCATCTTGAGGACACTGACACTGATAACGACACTGATGAAGGCACGACAGATGCCGAGGACGTTAATGCAACAGTAGATCAGACACTCACAGATGCAGGATTCGATGTAGAAGCAATATCCCAGGAGATCCTGGAGACAGGTAAGATCTCTGAGGAACTCATAGCGAAGGCTAAGGAGAAGATTGATCCTGCCTTAGTTGACGCTCATGTAGGTCGCTTGACAGCAGAATTCGAGTTAGCTAAGATCAAAGCCACGGATACCTATAAGGAACGTCAGGCAGCAGAACAGGCTGTACAGGATATGAACGCCTATGTTTATAAGTCTGTGGGTGGCGAAGATAAGTTCAAGGCTCTTGCTGAGACATTGAAAGAGAGTATGTCTAAGGAAGACCTCGGGGTTATTAACGCTCAGTTACTATCAGGGAATAAGTCCCTAGTTAACGAAGGATTAAAGAAAGCAGTCGCAGCTTATAAGGTAGCTAAGGGACTCGGAGGGAAGCTCATGGAAGGTGACGGTAACGTAACCCAAACAGATACTATTACGCATATTACTAAGGAAGATTTCAGGGCTATTATCAAGACTGAGAAATATAAGACAGACCCGGCTTACCGGGGTAAGATGGAAACTGCCAGGTTGAAGTCTATCGAGGCCGATAAAAAGAAATACGGTCCAGGGACTTACTATGGATTTAATCAAAATGGTCGTTATGAACTGTAAGTCTATACCAGGTATACAAACTGCTCGTGGTTATACGTATAACAGAGAACGGTATAATTTGTAATGATACTACAGGTTATATAATGAAACAAAGTATAGATTCTTATGGTTACATGGTAGTTAATTTAGGGCATGGTAAAACATATAAAGTACATAGGTTGCTGGCTATTACCTATTTACCTAATCCTGATGAGTTAGAGACTGTGAACCATAAGGATGGTATAAAAATCCATAATTATGTATCTAATATAGAGTGGATGTCAGCAAAAGATAATTTAAAACACGCTAGAGACACTGGACTAAGTGCTGGTGGAATACGTAGTGGACGTTCTAAATTAACTGAACAACAAGTAAAAGATGTATGGCTACAACGAGGTAAAATAATCGCTAAAGAGGTCATACGGGTACTTAACCTACCTTGCAGTATTAATGCTGTATATGATATTTGGGAGAGTAGATCTTGGACGCACCTAACGAGTAAATTACACAAACAATTAAGGAGTAATTAATGGCAGAACAGGATGTATCCGCTAATCTAACGTACCCGATGTCCCAGAACTTCTCTGCTGACAAATTCGCATTAACCATTGAGATGTTCGATGGTAGAGTCCACGAGACTATGCAAGCAGCTAGTGTTCTAGATGGAGTTAATGAATTCAAAGCCCTGATCGGTACAGACACGATGTCTAATAACATCATGGGTAATCCTACTTTGCAGGCTGTGGCCCCTGGGGTTGAACCTGCGGCTGGGACCATTGAAGTAGGTAAGAATATAGTCCAGGTTAAAACTCCGATTATCGCTCGGGTAACTACAGCTATGCTAGCTGACGTTCAGGATCATCTGAATATCAGATCCAGAACCCCGGCGAACTTCGGGAAGCGTATTGCGAAGTCTATTGATGAAGTCCAGTTCGTACAGATGGTTAAGTCTATTCTGTATGATGATGGCGGTAAGGGTACTGGTGGGATTCTCCCTGTAGGTACAACCTATGACCTAGCCTCTGGGGATGAGCTTGACGCTGCTGACCTGACCACAGCTATCTACAAGATTTCTGAGGACTTGATGACTCTTGAAGTAGGCCAGGAAGATGGTAAGTTATACATGGCTCCTGCTCAGTACTTCACTCTGTTGAAGAACCAGCTTCTTCTCGACAAAGATATCAATAAAGATAACGGTTCTTATGCCCATGCGGCCATTGAAGTAGCCTCTGGTATGACCCTGGTTGCAACTAATAGAATCTCCCAGGCGGCTGATACAGTAGCTTCTCCCTCTAAGGTTGATTCTACAGCGGCCCTCTATGGTTCTACCTATGAGACTTCTGCCGCAGAAGCTAAGGCAGTAGCCCTGTTTATTACCGCTGAGACTATCATGGTAGCCCAGAGTATCCCTCTGACTTCTGATGTGTATTGGGATAAACGTCTATTGACTTGGTTCATTGATTCTTATCTCGCCATCGGTTGCGGTCCTGATCGAACTGAT